ACCACAGCGGCTGTAGCAACGGCTTCATCTACACCCTGGCCGGCACCATCACCTGCTTGTTCACCGGTAACGGGACGCAGCTGGCAGAGCTGGGGCTCGGGGACATGGACGGCTCCACGGTGCAGATTACCCTGCCTCAGTACTACGATGACAGGCCCGAGACTCCGGTCTACGTGGCCCCCTATGACCGCCTCTACCTGGCCGAGAAGGGAATCGTGGTCATCAACTGGCAAGCCTACCGACACGACCCCAGTGGCTGGGACAAGATGAACTTCCCGGTGGTCACCGTACAGGACCTCATGGACAGCCGGGGGACCCGTTACTACCCTGGTGACTATGAGGTCGCCGAGAGCCGTATTCATTGGCTTACCGGCAAGGGGCCAGGTGTCGACCCGCAGACTGGCCGCGGGGTCATCTGCTCAGCAAGGTACACGTACAGGCCCTATTGGTACGTATCCAGGCTCCTACATGAAGTCCGGGTCAGTCAAGCCGAGAACCCCTTCACGGGAGCCCGGGAAGTGCAGCGCATGCCGCAGGCCTGCGTGCTCCAGCGTGAGTACATCTACGAGAAGAATCAACGCGACGACCTGGCCCCAGACAAGGGCCGCCAGAACAACCCTCCCCCGGAGGGGCCTCGCTTCGGTCCCCGGTAATCTTTGAGCCATGGATGATGGGAAGTACAGATTCCTGAAGGCTATCCTGGGTGAGGACGGTGCGGCTGCGCTCGTGAAGGCTGCCGATAGGGCTCCTGAGCTGGAGGCCGTCATCTTGCCCCGAGCCCTCATGGCCTGGTTGGAAATCCGGACCCTCGAAGACTACGAGGGGCCCATTCCGGGTCAACTGAATTCCTACGTGCAGTTCCAGAAGTCTGAAGACCGCTTCACGGGCAGCATCGCCATCGGGGACAACGTCTACGGATTTGAGTCCGCGACCCTCCTGCACCTGGGCGCCTGCATTGCCGTAGTCCTGGGGGCTGACCGGGACATGGTACATGCCGACCTCCGGGACCGAGACCTCCAGCGCCTGGGCAAGAACATCGACCTCCTGGTGAGAGCCAGGACCGTTGTCTCTGAGCTGAGGAAGGGTGAGCCCCTGGAGAAGGCAATCAAGGACCTTCAGCCCGGGAAGAAGATCTCCGAAGCTAAGTGGGACTACAGTCACCTGCTGCCAGCAGCCGCTCACCAGGCCGGGTATCGGCTTCACGTCAAGCATGCCCCCGGCGCCAGTACTTTCTGGGCCGACCTCCGGTTTGGTCACGCGAAGCCCGGGGCCTTCAGCATCGGGGACATGAAGGCCAACCACGAGGATGGGGCCCTCAATATCGAGGACTCGGAGATTGCCGACCCCGGTCACCACGGTAAGGGGTTAGGTCAAGCCATGTACGAAGCCATGATGACGCACGGCTACCACACGCTAGGACTCCGGAACATACGTGGCGGCCCCACGCACTCCACCTCGGCGTCCAGGGTTCACCAGAAGCTCTCCGAGAAGCATGGCCTCGGCTACAAGCCCACGGCTACCAAGTTTCCGAGCTTGGCCGGTCCCCGTGGGGAGCCCTACGATAACCGCATGGGCGAATACAGGTACGCCCTCAAGGCCGAGATGAGGCCCGGCAAGGGAGGCAAGGAAGCTCCCGGGCCGGCCGCCGCACCCCTGGAGCCCGAGCAGCCGCTGGCCCCGCAGCCCCCGGACCCGAATCAGAACAGCAAGGGGCCCGTGGTCAGTCTCCGTCCCCAGGCGGTCAAGATTCCCCAGCCAAAGACCACCCAGGAGGTCGTGCAGACAGGCAAGGGAGCGGTTCAGAAGCATCCCAAGAAGGTGCCGACCCTGAGGGTGACCAAGAGCCAGGCCGAAGCCGAGTGCAATGCCTGCGGGGGCCGGCAATTCAAGGGTGACCGCTTTACTGGCTGCTTCTGCTTCCGGGACTTGGCGAAGAGTGTCAAAGTCGAGTCCCTGAAGGACGGCTACAATCTTGTCTTTGACGGCTGGGAAACCGATGATTTCCTGGCCTTCATGGATGCCCTGGAGGATGGCTAGATGGCGGACGAGAAGAAGAAGGTAGTGCCGCCGCAGTGGCTAAGCAGGCCCATCGTGCACCCTGACCATGTTCAGGACCTGGAGACCAGGGCTGCCGTGAATGAGTTCCACCACCAGATGCCTCGGCATGAGGCCGAGCAGCGGGCCCACGAGGACTACGTTCGGGAGCAGCGTGAGCACGCGGCTGCCCACCACTTGGCCGGCATGCGCGCTGCCCAGGCGGCCGGTAACCACGAGGACGCCAGGAAGCACTGGGCGCTGTATGACCTCCATTTGAGGGGGCTGGGTAAGGAAGCTATTGGCCCCGTGCCCCCGGAGATCGAACACCGGCTGATGGCCGGCGACAAGCCCGTGTACCGTTTTCGGGCTCACCGTGGGGACCTCTACGCCCTTCATGAGCCGACCCTGGACCAGGCCCCGCCCCAGGGGGAGCCCATCCAGAAGGCAGAGAAGCCGGCTTCTACACAGCCGCCCCCGCCCAAGTATGCCAGGGAATCCAAGAGGACCTACGGGACCTGTCGGTCTTGCCAGGGTAAGGATTTCAGGGAAGACATGCACAAGTTCCCGGGCGCCAATGCCGGCCTTGACGAGTACGAGTGCAGTACCTGCTTCAAGAAGACCGAGCTGGACAAGTCCGAGGCCAGGCACTGCAAGTGGCGTCTCGGCGAGCGTCGGTGCCAGCGCATGGTCCATGCCGAGTACTGCCACGACCACGTTGACCACTGGGCGAACAAAATCCGCCAGAAGGAAGCCCCGGAGCCCGAGCTGGAGAAGGCCGACCTGCCCCCTACGGGCACTACCCACCTGGCCGCCCCGCAGCTGCACAACAGCGTCGAGGGCTTCATGACCGGCCTCAGGGCGCACCCCCAGGGTAGCCCGGAGCGAGGCCGCTTTATCACCCAGCATATGAACCACGGGCCCTTCCTCCAGGCCCTCAAGGCCCACCCCCAGGGGGCACAGTTGCACTCCCAGCTGACCAGCTTCCTGAACAGCAAGGCCAACGCAGGCCCCACCGCGGCCGGTGTGAAGACCGTCGTGAAGTCTGAAGCCAGAGAGGCTGCGGTTCAGCTCCTGGAGGGGTTCGCTGACCTTCTCAAGGGCCAGCTCTTGAAGTTCCCGGGTAACTCGACTCCTGCCGTGGACCAGGGGAAGAAAGCTGACGTCATAGGGAAGATCTGGGGACCAGGGCAGGGGGAGAACTTTGATAACAGTGCCACTATCTCGCCCCAGCAGCTCGCCCAGGGCCGGGGGCATCTTCTCGCCGCCGCCGGGCGCCTGCACCGGCTTGGCGCCAATCGGACTCCGACGCCCCCTGAGGCCGGCGAGATTGAGCAAGACCTCTTTCCCAAGTCCTGGCAGAATGCCGTCGAGGAAACCGTGGCCGCCGTCCCCGGGCGGGAGCCTCTCCATGTTGTCCAGGGTGAATCCCAGACCGTCCCTGAGGCTGAGTTGCCCAAAATCCTGGACCAGGATTATCAGGACTGGCTGAAGCAGCACGACCGTATCATGGGCTTCGCCAAGAAGAGCAAGAAGCCGCCCAAGAAGTAGCGGCGCCAGCCGTTATAGATAGGGTATGAGCGAAAAAGACAGGCAGATCCAGGTTGTCGAGCGCTTCGAACCCGACGAGAACGGCGAGCATCTGGTCCAGTCTGCGGAGGGTTCTGCGAAAAAGTGCCGCAAGGAGACCGTCATCCTCATGGACGCCGAGTACGTCGAAAACGGGCGTCGTTACCGTGTGGTCATGAATGACCTTGGGACCCTGTATCGGTCCGACTGCGGTCCCCTGGACAGCCGTCCCGAGATTCGGAAGCCGGCCAGCTACGTGGCCCAGGTGGGCTTGCTCCGAAATTCCCTTATCCAGGGGATCAAGATTGCCGAAGACCTGATGAAGTTCTTTGAGTCAGAGCTGCCGGCCCCGAGGCCCTTGCATGTCACCGACATCAGCCGGCTCTACATGAATTCCTTCACAGAGAAGGCTCGTGAGGCCCTCAAGCCTCAAGTGGCATCCTCCCTGCTTCAGGTCGTTGTCCCCGCGGACCATACCGGCTCCCGGGTCCCCACGGAGGAAGACAAGGAGTTCGTGGCCAGGGCCTCGTCTTATGTGGATTGCAGGCGGATTGTCCTCTACTGCCAGTACGTCTCCGTTCTTGTCAGGGACCAGGCGACCCGAGACGCCAAGATAAAGCTGGTGATTGACCTCGTGAACGCCTTGGCGGAAGAGGGCTTCGTTCATGGGTGCCTGCTGCCCCTGTCTACGATGCAGTTCACGGATTCGTTTATCGTCCGGAAGGATTTTGCGCAGATGGCCCAGCTGGCAGCCGCGGATCTTCAGCCGGCCGCCGAGACCGTGCTCTCCTACATCTTCGTGCACCCCGGTGTTGTCGACAGCCTCAAGGACTTCGAGCCGACTTTCGGGAAGGTCTTCATGAAGGAAGGCGAGATTCCTCCCCTTTTGACCGAGGAGGATGAGGCTGCTATCCGGAGGACCATCGAGTCCGTGAAGGGCGGTAATTTCCCGTTCCGAATCTCCATCTCCGCAAACCCACCGCTGGCCTGTGATTCTTGTGGGTCGACCTACAGCATCTGGGACACGACCACGGAAGCTGGGCGGACTCGTCTTTGCGAAGACCGCCAGGCCTGCACGGAACGTCTGCGACTTGCTTCCATGGAAGCCGCCGCGGACATCGGTCCCGAGGACTAACCGTGGACAAGAGCTTCTTGGTGATCGCCTTTGGGGCGTTTTGGGTCTGGGCCGCCGCCTGGGCCGTCTTCTGGCTCTGGATTAGCAACCGGCATGCCGACAAGGGCCAGTGGTTGAAGGCCGATAATGCCATCAACCGGGCCCTGCTTCCGGTGTCCGTCTTCTTCTTCGTTGCCTACTTCATTGTCCGGAATGTACGTCGGCTCTTTCGAAAGGTGTTTCGCCGTGGTCCTCACTGATGAGAAGCAAAAGCGGCTCGCCTCGGAGCTTGAGTCTCTTCTGAATCGGCTCTCCGTTGACAACGACCTGAACACCCCGGACTACATCCTGGCCCGGTATCTGGTTCGCTGCCTGGAGAACCTCCAGGAGACAACGAAGGGGCGAGATACCCATGAGGGGCGGTGGTGGGACCGGTGGTATGAGCCCGAGGCTCTTGTGTATTAAGAAAGCGCCAGCCCGTTCTTCTAAATTGGGGCACCTAATCTAGGGGGTGTCACTCTTTTGAGGAGAACGAAGCAATGGCACTTTCTGATGAAGCCCGTAAGCGCCTCGTCATCGCCCTGACCGACTCGACTGTCGGCGCGGAGGTGGCGGACGCCGTAGATGCAGGCCAGGACGAGGACGTCCTGGCAGACCTGGCCAGCACCGCCACCGGTGTGGGCGCCTCCATGATCGGTATCGAGGATGCCGGCACCCTCCTGACGGCGACCGACGTCGAAGCCGCGCTGGCCGAGCTGGCCGGCGGGGCTGACGTGGCCCTCCGTGTCGACCTGGCAAGCGTCGCCAACGGCGACGGTGCCAGCCTGGTGGCCATCGAGGACGCTGCCCTGAATTTTACGGCAGAGAACGTCGAAGCGGCCCTAGCCGAGTTGGCTGGCGTCGATAACGACACGATCGACGGCCTGGCGAGCACGGCTACTGGCTTTGGAGCCAGCTGGGTTGGCGTCGAGGATGCCGGCAGCCTTCTGGCAGCGGCTGACGTCGAGGCAGCCCTCCTGGAGCTGGTCAAGTACGTTCCCGTGCCCCTCGCGGACCCCGGGACTGGCGTCGCTATCCCGGTGACCCGTTCGGCGAGTGTGGCCATCACCACGGGTGCCGCGGAGACCAACACCCTGGCTGCTCCTAGCTTCATCGGCCAGAAGATGCTCCTGACCTGTGATGTCTATGCTGTGGGTGACCGTGTGGTGACCTCCGCAGTGCGGATCAACCAGGCCGGTAACACCGTCATGACCTTCGGGGAAGCTGGTGATTCCATCGTCCTGGAGGCTGTGCAGGTGGGCGGTGCCCTGGTCTGGCAGGTGACCTCGAACGACGGCGTGGCCCTCGGGCCGTAAGCCGTAGCCGTTACATAGTGGTGGAGGCCGAGATGCCCTCGCCACTATGTCAACCACCAAAAAGCACAAGTCAGCCCCGGCGGCCGACTTGTGCTTTTTGCTTTCTAAAGAGTCTGTCCCAATGACCGAGACCAATGACCGCCGCACCAAGGACACCAACCCCAAGGACGCGATCGGATCCAGCAAGGTCCCCCCGAGTAGGATTCCACCGCAGGTCCTTGGAGAGGTGGCTCTCGGGCTGTTGGAGGGGGCCTGCAAGTACGGTGGGTACAACTGGAGAATTGCGGGCGTGCGAGCTAGCGTCTACTACGACGCTAGTCGCCGGCACATTGACGCCTTCTGGGAGGGGCAGGATATCGACCCCGACAGCGGACTGTCCCACATCACCAAGGCCATCGCCGGTTTGATCGTGCTCCGAGACAGCATGCTCCAGGGCAACTGGGTCGACGACCGGCCGCCGAAGGCTACCGGCGCTGAGACCTGGGTCCAGGAGCAGAACCGCATGGCCGAGAAGATCCTGGCGAAGTACCCCAACCCCAAGGCTCCCTACATGGAGAAGAAGTTCTAGGGTTGTCTTCTGGGGCTAGCCGTTATAGGATGTCTGAAGGGAGACAGGGCATGGCCGATGAAGATCAAGGTGACATTGGTGACGTTTTCGACTTCCAGCTCCAGCAGCAGGGTACGGCCTGCGTCCGGGTGGATGACGGCCACGTCTTTGCCTTCACTGAGAAAACCCTGGTCAAGCTTCTGGAGGTGGCCCGGCAGAACGACAGGAAGCAGGCCCTGGTGTTCGTAAAGCACGGGTGCAGGGCATGAACCCCGCCTGGGGCCGCCTCTTCCTCTTCTTGGATGAGTGGATCGGCATCTTTCTGCTGGTGTATTTCTGGCTCCATGGACACTGGGGACTCTTTGCGGCCTTCGGGATCCCCTGGGCCTTCACCATCTACGCCATGGGGTACCCGATGCAGTGGCAGCTGGCTGGCGAGCAGCCGCCGGCCTGGCTCCGGGGCCTCTGGGCCTGGCTGAGGAGCCGTAATGGCTGAGCGGAAGCCAGGAGAACATCGCTGGGCCCTCAGCTGGCCCGGGAACCCCTGCCTGGACTGCGGCCTGGATGACCCCTTTGAGGATCCGGACGTCCTGATTCCATGTGGCTGTCAAGCCGGCTGCGAGAAGTGCGACGGCAGTAGCTGTGTCGTCGATCCCGGCCTGAAGGTGGAGCCTTGCACCTGGAAGGGGAAGCAATGACCCTCGCGGACCGGATTACCGATATCGGAAACCTTGATATTCTTCTTCGGCACGGTCTTCGCCGCGGTCCTGCACCTGAGCTGGGCCGACAGGCGGGGTTTCCGAAGCCTCAGGCCCAATCCTTTTACTGGTGGCACGAGAACCGACATGGAGAACCAGACTCCGTCGACAGCCTGATTTCTGGGCCGTGCTGGTCTCCATACCTGTAGGCCTTCTAGGGCTTGCAATCCTGGTGTTGCTGATGTACAACGGATTCCGCATGGCAGTGCAGTTGCTCCCGTAGCCAAGTGGTCTAAGGCGCCGACCCTAACCAAGTCGGAGATCGGCAGTTCGAATCCGCCCGGGGGGCGTTGGAGTAGCTTGAGATCGGCCGCTACTACGGCACAGGGGTCCATGGACCCGCTGACCGGAAAAGGGTCACCACGAAGCCCGGCTTTGTCAGCCGGAGGACGCCGGGGGTAGTGGCCCGGCCTCCAGCCTCTAGACGTTATAGGACCAGGGAAGGAGCTGGCACATGAGCAAGGCATCGACTGAAACCTACAAGGACCTTCCAAAGGACGAGAAGGGGAATGTTATCGGAGGCCACATCACCAAGGGACTGATCATGTCCGTCCTCAAGGAATTTGGCCCCCATACTGTTCACGACCTTTTCGACAGACTCAAGAGAATGGGCATAGTCCCGGTCGACGCCACGTACACGGGAAACCAGTGGTGGTCCGAGACCGTTTCCCGTATCGGCGACCTGGTTTACGATGATGGGGTTCTCGATACGACCGAGGTCCCATCGCCCAAGAAAGCGACCTCGCTGCGATCCCTCTACAGCATTCGCCCGGGACCGCCTCAGCCCCGCCTTCGTCCGAAGGACAAGAAGAACCGCGCCCTGCTTCGAGCCCAGGGGCAAGCTCTTGCTCTGAAGGAAGAGAACGAGGCCTTGAGGCTGATGTTGATCCGGGCGGGCATTCAGCCCCCGGAGAAGACTCCCATTCAGCTCCACACGGAGGCCCTGCTGGATGGCTTCTTGCGTGACATCGTTGAGCGCTGGTTTGTACCGCCGGGAGCGACCGTGTCTTCTAGCTACTCCCTCCATGAGATGGGAATCGACAAGAAGGGCATCTCGGAGTTACTCGATGTCTTCCTGGCTGATGCAAAGCTCCCCGCTGACACGCTTAGTAAGAGCGAGACAGAGGGACTGCTCGACCACCATCTCACCTATGGTGACTTCAAAAAGAAGCTCTTCGAGCTGTTGCGGGGGACCTGCTTGCACTAACTCTTTCAGCCGTTATAGGAATGCATAATGAGAAAACTGCTCCTAGCTCTGATGCTCCTGGCGTCTCTCTCTCTCTCTCTTGCATGGGACCAGCTTGCACCGACCCCACTAGCTGCCGGAGTGCCTGCTCCCCTAACCCCATGATGTCCGTGACCGGTCGCGAGTGCCGGTGTGCAATTCTCTACCCCGAGGACGGAGGTCGGCCGTGAAGAAGGTCAGTGTTCCTGAGTTGCGTCAGGTTGCCGTCGACATCATCGCCGACTACGCGGGCGTGTCCCCCGAGTCCATCTCCATGGGCACCAAGCTGGTTGACCTGGGCATGGACGACCTGGCTATGGTCGAGATGATTATGGCCCTGGAGGAAGAGCTGGAGATGGGCATCCCGGACGGCGACGTGCCGGCCATGGAGACCCACGAGAGTGAGGTCGGCGAGTACCTCCAGGCCCTGGAGAACTTCTACCTGAAGCAGTGGCCCCTGAGGCCCTTCCGGGTGTACTTCGCGCATCCGGTCAGCCACTACAGCACCTTGTACGAGGAGCGCTGCCTGGCTGGCATCCGGCAATACTTCGAGGGCGCTGGTTTCCTGGGCGGCCGGACACTGGAGGTCGTCAACCCCAACGAGGAAGAGCACGTCCGCGCCTACAAGGAGCAGGGGTTCCGGTACTTCCGGGACCTGGTGAAGAGCTGCGATGCCGTCGCGGGATCTCCTTTCGTGTCCGGGGTCTTCGGGATGGGTGTCTACCAGGAAATGCTGACGGCCATGGAGGCCGGGAAGCCCGTCTTCGGTATCACCGACGGCTACCTCATGGAGATGTTCCGGAACAACATCGAGGAGATCCAGCCCCTGAGCATCGCCGAGACCCGGGCGCGGGTCAAGGAGGGGCTTCGGTGATGGGGACTGTCCACGGTTTTCAGAAGGGGGTCGCCAAGAACGCCTGCAACGGAGGGTACGAAGGGCATCATGTTTCCATGGCACCGCTGTTTGGTTCAGCCTACATAGCCTGCACGGCCTGCAACAAGGCGCACAAGAAGGTTACCTGGCCGAAGTGCCTCAGGGTCCTGAAGAAGGTCAAGTCGTGAACTGCTGTCTTCCCCAGGAGTTCCTCCGCCACGGCGGCACCCTGAAGCAGTTGACCGAGAAGTACGGCATCAAGGTCAAGGAGGCCGGCAGGCTTGCTCTCTTGAAGTACGACCAGGTCGCGTCCCCGATGGGCGACCGCCTCGTGCAGCAGTGCCGGGGCCTCATTCTGGAGAAGGGTACCTGGGACATCGTCAGCTGGCCCTTCGACAAGTTCTTCAACTACGGGGAGGGCCACGCGGCAGCCATTGACTGGTTGACGGCCCGGGTCCAGGAGAAACTCGACGGCTCCTTGATGCAGATGTACTTCTACGACGGGGCCTGGCGGGTGGGTAGCAGCGGAACCCCGGACGCCAGTGGTCAGTGCTACGACAACGGCTTCACGTTCGCGGACCTCTTCTGGAAGACCTTCGAGGCAAAGGGTTGGTACCTTCCTTCCGAGTGGCGGCAAGACGTTACCTTTCTCTTCGAGCTGATGAGCCCCTACAACCGCATTGTGGTCCGGCACCCGAAGCCGGACCTGAAGCTCATCGGGGCCAGGAATCGAGTCACTGGCCTTGAGTACAGGCTGAAGCAGGGCACCGACGATCTGGGCTGGGAGGCTGTCCGGGAGTTCAGCCTCCAGTCCATGAAGGATATCGAAGCCACCTTCGAGTACCTGAATCCGCTCCAGCAGGAAGGCTACGTGGTGGTTGACGCGGGCTTCAATCGAGTCAAGGTCAAGCACCCAGGCTATGTGGCTATCCACCACATGCGTGGCGAGGGAGCCGGCCCGAAGCGGATCCTGGAGGTCATTCGGGCCGGAGAGTCCTCGGAGCTGTTGACACATTTTCCTGAATGGAAGCCGGACTTCGACCGTATCCAGGCCGCCTTCGATGGACTCCTGTCTGAACTGGAGAGAGACTACGGCACCGCGGCGGCCAAGACCGATGCCGCTCTCCCTCAGGGGGTGGTTGTACAACCGTCCTGGTCCCGGAAGGAGTTCGCCAGCCATGCCGTCAAGTCCAGGGTCAGCGGGGCTCTCTTCAGCTTCCGGGACGGCAAGGTGGCCAGCATCCGGGAGTCCCTGGCGAAGATGAACCTCAAGCACCTGATGACCATTCTCGGCGTGAAGGATGGCGGCGATGAAGTGTAAACTGGGTCCATGTATTGACCTTACTTCTGCCTGCATCTACTGTGGGCGACGGTTCACTGTCGTCAGTTGTCTTATGGCGCAGATGAATTCCTTCGACCATCTCTTTGACGGCTGCTCGGCTCAGGAGGCCGAGACGACCCCTACGCCAGAGCAGGGGGAATCGAGTGGCTGCACCTGTGGCGCCGCCAAGGTCGGCTCGGGTATCCATAGTGATTGGTGTGACGGACAATGAGCCTTTTCCTTGGTCCTGAACGAGGGCCGCCCATCGAGTCCTTCAGTGGTGAGTACCGGTGGCTCTCGAACTTCTTGGCCGCGCCCGTGGAGCTGGACGGTATCGTCTACCCGACTGTGGAGCATGCCTACCAGGCCGCGAAGTGTGATGACCCGGTCTACAGGCAGTGGGTCCTGAAGTGTTCGACGCCCTTCCAGGCGAAGCACGCCGGCAGGGCGGCGGCAAGGCGAGCCCCGGAATGGCGGGACCGCAGTATCCAGGTAATGTTCGACCTCCTGGTGCAGAAGTTCACGCAGCCCGAGTTCCGGGAGCTGCTGCTGGCCACCGACCACCGGGAGATTATCGAGGGCAACACCTGGGGTGACGCCTTTTGGGGAGTCGATAGGCGTCTGGGTGGAGAGAACGTCCTCGGCCGGCTCATTATGGAGATTAGAGGGGCACTACGATGAAGCATAGTTTCGGACTATTTGCTCGCTGCGTCTGCGGTCTTCAACTCACTCAGAGGGAGATCGAGGTCCCTGGCGCTGCTGCGGCTATCATGGCCCAGGAGTGCCCCGGTGGAGATCCTGGTGCCATGAAGATTCGCTACCTGCTCTGGCTTCGCCATGGCTGCCCCAGCGAGGCCCTGTACGGAGACGACGGGGAGATGCAGTGCTCCAGCTGCTGCGCCGACTTCAAGCGCATGGACGCTGGCATCCTGGAAGAGGCCCTGGCTGCCGGCGGCCGCCGGCAGGCCGAGAAGGGCCTGCTTGCCGACCTGCTCCGCTAGTAGCGCACTCTCCAGACGTTGGTGAGTCTGCCCTGGGCGTTGAGGGCGATGACCTGGGTCTCGGTGTTGCTGATGTAGCTCACCAGGGCGGTCTCGGCGTCGCGGGGCACGTTCGGGCCCTCAAGGGGCGCCTGGTGGCGCTCGGCGAGGGCCTGGATAATGGCCCGGCGGCCGCCGGTGATGTGGTAGACTTCGTTCCCGCGGAAGTCACGGAAGAAGTCCGGGGTCATGGTTGCGCGAGGGATTGAGGTGGGCATGGGAGACCCTGTACCACCCCTGGAGGCGGGCTGTCAAGAGGCAATCTTCCGTGCATGAAGGTCATCATCACCTGGGACGGAGACCACATCGGCCGTATGGTCGGGCGTGCCCGTCAAGCGGACGAGATCGCGGAAGTCCGCAGAATTGGACAGGCTATTGACTCCGGGAACCGGGTCATGGAAGCCTGGGTCAATAACAACGGCGGATCCATGATCGAGACAGGCGGAGATGAAGGCAGTGCGGAGATTCTCCCGGCCAAGCTGCCGGAGTTGCCGGCCGTCCGGGACCAGTATGCCTCCGCGGTGGGGTCGACGGTCAGTATCGGCGTCGGCACCAAGCTCAGTGAGGCCGACCGGGCCCTTCTGGTGGCCAAGTTTCGGGGTGGCAACCGCATCATCCTCTACAGCCCCGAGCTGGAGCCTGAAATCAAGGCCGCGACCGAGAAGATCGAGAACCGGACCGAGGCCGAGAAGCTCAGTGAGGAGTACCTGAACAAGAACATTGATAAACCGGCGAGCTACAAGAGAGGGGTTGTCCGTGAGGCCGGATTCTTGGGCGAGGACGGGTCTATCGTGGGCTCGGGCCCCATCCACGACTATGGGCGACTGCCGGCCGGCTTCAAGGTCAAGCAGGAAGGCTATGTGGGTCACGATGGGAAGTTTTATACCCGTGACCAGGCTGCCGATGCTGTAGACGCAAGATGGAATGACGACCAGGCCCATAGCCTGCATGCCGAACACCTGGACCTCCCGGAGCCGCCTCTAACCAAGGCCGCGCCGCCCATGAACCAGGGTCAAGACGCCGGCTTCCAGGGGGCCTCGCAGCCGACCGGTGGCGCCACCATGAAGCGTGACGTCGAGGGCAGTGAGCACAGCCAGGGTGAGACCATGGGTCGGCTCATGGACACCGAGAACCCCGGGGCCCCAGAGACCACGGCTGCCGGCGATGGTGTCGACCTGGAGTCCCAGTTTGCCCAGCACGCAGATGACCAAGCTCAGAAGCCGGGCTCGGGTCCCGAGCAGGTCAAAATGCAGTTGGTGCAGATTCTCCAGGGCCTCAAGGCACAGGCACCCGTCCTGGAGCAGATCAAGGACAGTGCCCCGGATACCTACAAGGCCATCATAGGCCTGACCCAGGTGGTCATCGCCATGGCCAAGCAGATGAATGGCGACCCCGGTCACGCCACGGCCAAGGAGCTGGGTGACCGCTCGAACCCCGATGCCCGGATTGAAGTGCCTCTGCCTCCCGAGGAAGACGAGGGCAAGGAGGAGAAGGTCAAGAAGTCCGAAAAGTCCGAAATGGACTGGCACGACTGCGATGCCTTCGGGCACTGCTGGGGTACGGAGACTACTGGCGACGTCTGCCTGCTCTGTGGTGGTGGTCCCGAGGAACTCGACAAGGACGAGCACCGGGACAAGCTCCCCGGCGGCAAAGCCGACAAGAAGAAGCCCGAGGACTTCGCCCCCGAGGCCCTGGCTGAAGGCACCCTCTACGAGCTGGAGCACACCGACAACAAGGCCCTGGCGCAGGAGATTGCCATGGACCACCTCACCGAGGATCCGGACTATTACAAGAAGCTGGAAACCATCGAGAAGGCTGATAAACACTCCATGGTACCGGCCTTCAGGCACATCGTCACGGGCAACGTGTATGTCACTCCTGGGATCCACAACTTTGATGATCTTTCGAACCAGGTGGATTTTGGGGAAGACTGGATGAATCCTTCTGAATGGGAGGAGGGGTTTGTCAACCATCACCATCCCGACCGCCCCTTCTACAACCGCCGTCAGGCAGCAAAGATGGTTATGCCCACGAAGGCTCATAGAGATGCCGCAAAGCGGCAGCGTATCGACACGAAAGAGCTGGAGTCTCAGGATTACCGGTACGCTGAGCCGGGAACTTTTCAGCAGGACGACATGGAGAAGGCCCAGAAGACCAGCGACCCCTTGGCGGCAGCAAAGCAGGTAACGGATCGATTTGGCGACTGGTACGACAAGGTGGGGCGAGAAACTCACGGCTGGGAAGTTCCAGATTGCCAGTTGGCTAGCTCTTACATTGGGCATGCTTTGAAGAACATGGGACACGGGGTGCGTATTGTTTCCGGAGTGGCTCTCGGAAGTGATCACCCCGGGCTCGACCCTGATACGCATTTCTGGCTGAAGGTGAATGGCCGGCATTTTGATCCCAAGGAATATCTCATTAGGAAAACGAACCCTTCCTTTAGATACAATCAACACAAGGCCGATCGTGCAGTAGAGGGAGCGGAGGATCCTGCCTCTTGGGATCCTACAGGTGGCGCGGTGGAATCTAATGAAGATGGGGCAACTTCCTTTCTCGTGACGGGAGACCCAAGACATCTGAAGCGTTGGGATACCAAAACCCGGGCATTCGTTCCAGCGCAGGGCCTCGACAAGGCTAGCTTGGTGCCTTCGAGGCCACCGGCTGTCCACCACCACCTCCAGCTTCCGGTCGGCACTAAGATCGACCCGAATCCCAATGCCAGTTCCAGGGTGGGGCGCATCAAGGTAACCCATGTCAACGAGCAGGGCGCCAGGGAAGGCTGGATCGAGGCCCGCGCCGGCCAGGTCCTGAGCCAGGACGGGCACGCCATCAGCGCCAGGAACCCCAAGGGGAAGTAAACAGTGTTCCGTATCGACCTGGACCTGTCGACCCTCTTGGAGGCCGCGAACGAGCTGGGTCCCGTAGCCAATGAGGCTATGCAGGAAGCCGGTCGGCGGCTGGCCGCCATGACCCATGCCCACATTGTCGAAGAGGCCGCAAAAAAGCTGCATACCAGACGGGAGATGTTCGTCGAGGGTCTCAAGCATTTCCAGCTGGACAGCAACGTTTTTGTCGTGAATCTGGACGCCAAGGTTCGCTGGATTGATGACGGCATGCCGTCTCACAGCATGCTCGATGACCTCCTGGGTAGCAAGAAGGCTAAGACGGCAAAAGACGGAAGCCGGTATTTGGTTGTTCCCTTCCGGCACGGCCCCAAGGGACCGACGCAGATGACCCCAGCCGAGAAGACCCTCCTGGACACCATCAAGGGCGAGTTGAAATCCAGGAAGATTCCCTACGGGAAGGTCGAACGCCACGCCAATGGAGACCCCAAGCTGGGGCTTCTGCACCGACTCAACATCAACAACGCCCCCGTGAAGACGGCCAACAAGCCGGGCCAGGGCAAGGGGCCGGTTGGGTCCGTCATGCAGGGTCCCACGGGCATCCCCCTGCTCCAGGGCATCAACATTTACCAGCGTGAAGTCAAGGACAAGCAGGGGAAGACCGGGGTCCGCCGGGACATCATGACCTTCAGGGTCGCCAGCAGCAAGCACTACGGGCAAGGTCGCTGGGACCACCCGGGCATCGAAGGTGTCCGTCTCCTGGACGAAGCTTACGACTGGGCTCGGCGCCAGTGGGAGCAGCTGATTGCCCCCGAGGTCGTGGCCAGGATCAGCAAGAACTTCTAGCAGCCGCTACCCATGACCACACCCACGACCCTGAGCCTGGTGTGGATCTCGATGGAGCGGTTACAGTGCTGGCAGTAATTCACGCTCTTCTCCAGGTTATAGAGGATTTCCGGCGGAGCATTCTCATGGCGGCTCCTCAGTATGTCATGTTCTGGTCCTCGCTGAAGACCAGGTAGGTGATGCCCCCACGGCTGGCGACCCGCGGGGGACTGTGCTTCACCATCTTGTATCGGGGACCCTGCCAGAGAACCCCGGACTCCAGAATCTTCTTGTCAGCTCGGCGGCCGGCCATGTTCCGGTAGCACTCCTGGGCTCGCGTGCTGCTACTGTGGGTGTGGATCCGGCAGGCCTTCATGCGTCTAGACCCCCACCTGAATAGCTGTTACAGGACCACCGCAGCCAGGACAGACGCCGCCTGGGGCCTCCAGGCCCGGCTCCAGGCCCTCGTTCCAGCCACAGCGAAGACCGCTACCGGCCACGGTGTACGTGTGTCGGCAGTGACCCCTGTAGCTAAACCCCACGCAGGTACAACGCCAGCTGTACATCACCTGGGCTTCGGGGTCGTGATTCCGCTGGTGGCTGACTCTGTACTTGTCGCCTCTGGACCCCACGACCTCCACCTCCCAGTAGGTGTTGGTGTTGCAGGTCCAGACGGTCTCCGTGGTTAGGTCGGGCATACACTTCCTATAACGGCTGTACTTGACAGCTGAACCTGAGCCTGGTAGAAAACACTACGAGAGCATGAAGCTCTCCTGCGCCTGGAGGAATCACTGATGGACGTCAAGGACTTCGTGAAGGGCTACATTGACTACGCGCTCTGGCTGTCCCGGGATAGGGACGGCAACCCCATGGATGACTCAGGCCTGGAATTGTCCGAGTCTGCCATTCTCGAACTCCGGAAGGAGGCCGGGGACTTTTTCTACGCCCACCTGGATCAGCTGGAGAAAGCCTATCAGGAGGCGGGGTGTACCACCGAGGACCTGGGCGCCAATCTGTGGCTGACCCAGAATGGCCACGGCACTGGCTTCTGGTGCATGAACATCTCCAAGGACCTGAGCGAGTACCTGTCGGTGGCGGCCCACGCCCTGGGTGAGCGCATCCTCTACGAGGGGGACGACGGCTTCATCTACACGGAGAGAGGATAAAAGAGGATGAAAACGGCCAGCTACTACATCGTCTACCAGGCGGGCTTCAGCTACAACCCGGCCTCACGATGCTACATCTGCGCCACGGCCCAGACCCTGGAAGAGGCCAAGGCCAATCGGGTCTGCGGCGGGGACTTGGTCGTTGACCGACACATGGCCATCGTGCCCGACAAATCCTGGCTCTGGGACTGGGAGCTAAGGGACCCGCGCGCCTACGCGCATCGCGCCATCCTGAGCGCGCTGTCGAGGGACTGATGAAAACCTACCTCCCGGGCACCACGTTTCGGCTCAAGTCCGGCTTGAGGTGGTGGCTCAAGTTCGGGCAGGTAGACGACCGCGACAAGGGGGTCATTGTCGAGCAGAAGCCGGACCCCGGCGGGGAGAGCTACATCGTCTTCGATTTCGGGCCCGGCAAGAGGGACATGGTCCGTGAGTCGTTCTTCACCAGGGGTGTCGACATCATCGAGGTGCCTCGTGCACCCGAGCCCTTGGCCCCGCCGCCGCCGGCCTTCAATCCACCCAACCCTTCGCGGATCTGCCAATGCCGGAGCCTCCTGGCTGGACACAATAGAACTTGCTTCTGGTACCGCTAGCCGTTATAGGAAGAATATAAAAATCAACATCACCGCACTCATCGACGCCGAAACCCGGGCTGGCATCCGGGAAGCCGTTCTGGGCGAGGTCCGGAACATGGCCCGTAGTGTCTTCGACACCGAGGTCAAGAGGGAGATGGCCCGACTTCTGGAGTCCTACCTGTTGAACAACAAGGACACCGGGAACCTCGTCCGGAACGGCCTCCGGAGCCTGTTCCAGGAAACCTGGCAGTCTAACATCAAGGAGATGCTCATGGAGGTGGCGGCGGAGACCCTCCAGATTCTGCATCCCGACAGCATTCGCCTGGTGACTGAGCGATACCTGGACGAAGCCATCGGGAAGAAGCTCCAGAACAAGACCGTCTGGCAGGCCAGTGAGCAGGATGCCTACATCCGGCGTGTGGCCCGCGAAGAGATGAAGAGGGCTTTCAGCGACAGCTGAGCCCAATCTTGTCCTCATGGACCAGAGAGAACAAGCACAGTTCGTGACCGCGGTCTTTACGGCCATGTGCCAGGAACAGCAGAACCGGCTCATCCGTGGTCAGGCCAGGCGCCGAACCATGCACGACGCCCTGGCACGCGGCGACATGCCTGATAGCTACCGGGCCCAGTGGATCCGTGAACAGTCCAGCAAGCTGGTTACTGTCCTCCGGGAAGTAGCCGAGGAATTCAACCGAACCCATGCAGATGACCGCTGTAGTTCTCTTGATATCCGGGACATCTTGGCCACCGTGGCCGTCAAATTCGAATGAGCAAGAAGAAGCAACCCCAATCCTGGGCTGACCGGCTGGACGACAGTATGGCGCATGTCCCAGAGTTCCCGCCGGCTCCCACGGAGGGTCTTGAATCCCTCATTCAGCAGACCGAGCAGGACGGCCTCCGGGCCCGGGTTGCTGAACAAGAAGTAGAAATCCTGGTTCTCCGTCGGGAGCTGCACCTAGCCAAAGCCAGGGCCCTGGACCTGGAGCTAGCCGCCCGGGGCGTGAAGCAATCTTCAGCTCATGAGTGAAGCCCGCGGGGTATTTCAATCAGACCTCATCATTCGCACCGCCATCTTGGACGGTATTGACGAGCTGCGCCGTAAGCCCTACCTGTTGCCCTACGTCTTCGCCTCCCTTCTGGACGACGAGCTGACCCGGAATGAATACGGGCAGACCCAGCTGGATGCCGCCAGGACCTGGTTCCTGAACACGAAGATCGTCGTCTTCATGTCCACAGTCATCAACAGCATCGACCTCCCGGGCATCAGCATCACCCTCTTGGACAGTGTGGAGTCTGAGTCCGTGCTCGCGGATACCCACTACATCCCCGAGGAAGATGACGACCGGACCTGGCCCGTGCTGGCCGGCCCCTTCACGCCCACAGGCTACGAGGCCAGCACTGGCACCATGACTCTCCCGGATTCTGTTACCTTGGTGTTGGCGCCCGGGCAGCAGGTCGTCGACCAGCAGGGGAACCTGTACCCCATCTTGGAGGTCCAGGAGGACAACACCATCCTAATCCGAGAGGGTGTGACCGCGGACTTCACGGCAGCCACCATCAGGGGTCAGAGGCCCAGCGGCAAGGTTCACTGGAACAGCACCCGAATGAAGGAAACCTACAGTATCGGCTGTCACGTCGTCGGCGAGCAGGTATTGTTGACCTACCTGCACAGCATCCTGGTCTTCGTGCTCCTCCGGTCGAGAAAGAGACTTCTGGAGGCTCGGGGGTTTGAGCGCAGTCAGATTAGCAGCTCGGATTTTCGTCGACTGGGCGACACCCAGACGGAACTAGCCTTCAGCCGGCACCTGAACCTCACTGGCTACGTGACCCAGGTTGTTCCCGAGGAGGAGAGCCAGAAGGTCACCGGGGTTGCCGTAGCTCCTCTCCGTGTCATTGACGCCGGCAACCTCCCCAATGACACGGACCCAGATGACGCTATCTGGGTTGGAGAGCACGACGAAGTTCTTTCCTGGTAGAGCTTTGCCGCCAGTAATCTTGACGGCATGGAACTCAGGAAGGATGACAGCCCGAATCGGATCCTGAGCCATCCCCTCTTCACCGGCAAGACCAGCGTTGGTATGGTCTCCGGGGAGAGTCCGAAATTCAGTGGCCAGGCAGCCGGCCACGAAGTCCTTGGCGAGACCCTGAAGCAGATGGGGCTCAAGGCCGAGCCCGTGCAGGGTTACTACGGGGGTCCGGAGCGCAGCTACGTGGTTCATGGCCCGACCCGGGAACAGATGTACCGCCTCGGAAAGCAGTTCGGCCAGGAGTCCGTGGTCTACAGCAACGCCGGCCAGCATGAACTCATGTACACCGGCGGCCCCCAGGCCGGTCGCCATCATCCGGCCACCGGCCATGAGGTCTTCTCGGAAGCCCCAGAGGACTACTACACACATCTGCCGGCCTACGGCGGCTACCTGCGGTTGAACTTCGATTGGGACAAGCTCCATGACAGCAAGCTGACCGGTGACGCCGCCCTTGAGGCTCAGCAGGACCGGGCTCAGCACGAGATGCAGAAGGCGGAGCCTGACTTCGCCCGCCTGCTGGCCCTGGAGCTGGACCTCCCGGTGCACGACCTCGGGGATGTTCGGACCGCGGTGCTGACCCAGCTCCGGAAGTCCCTACCGATGGCGCACCCCCACCCCCATGCCTACCACTGGCACAACCACCACACCGACCACCACCTTCATGTGATGGCGCCTGGGGTCGTGGTTCGCTCTGGCGCTGGGCTCACGAAGGCCGACCCGGGCCACCCGCACATGGACACCCCGCCCGTCAACGAGCAGGCCGGCACCTCCAGCGACTACCACCGCTTCGCCATGCCCTACGGGTCTGTGGCCCCGGGTCAGCAGACCGACCTCTGGCACTATCCCCTCCTCCAGGATAAGACCAGCGAAGTCAACCAGCTCCTGAAGGACCACGGGTACAACCACTACTACGCGGGCGGGAAGTTCGGCCGCCCCGACCTCGCGAACCGGAACTACAACACTGGCCACCTGATGGTCTACGACCCTAGCCCCGGCTCCGGTGGTGACTTCGGTCACGAGGCCTACACGGATAACTGGCGGAAGGTTCACGAGCTAGCGCATGCACTCACGCTCCCGGAACTGAACGCCCAATACGGTGAGGGCCGGCGCATTGGCAAGCTTGGTACCCACCGGACCCTCCGGGAAGGTCTCCGGGCCGTGCACTGGGAGCACTTGGCCGCCCACAAGCAACGGGAGCTGATGCAGAAGGTCGGCGTCCAGGTTCCCGACCAGGCATTTAACCGCGAGTACAACACGGTGATGCACGATGCCATCCACCGGGCCGTCACCGGGAAGTTCAGTGAGCCCAGTCAGATGGGCTTCAAACCCTACAGTCACCAGATTCCCCTGGAAACAGGCCTTGGTATGGTCCGGGAGGCGGCCCACAATCTTGGTCTTCAGGGAATGCACGACTTGAAGAAGTCAGAGGACAACATGGCAGACGAGAAGATCTACGAGCCTAAGGAGTGGCGACAGGAACTTGCAAAGGCCCTCCGGGAGCGAGTCCAGGCCTACGGCCAGGAGATGCTCCGGCTCCGTGAGCGTGAACTCCAGAAGGCTGAGACCAGCATAGCTCCCGCTGCCCCGGCCCTGAACCCCATGGACAACTGCCCTCTCTGCGGTCAGCCTGACATGCCCGGCCAGTGCCGTTGCCTTCAGGGACCTGCGGCTGGTGCACAGCCGGCAGTGACCGTCAATGTCGTGCACAGCAGCCCCGATGTGGCCGGTGGTATGGAAAAGGCCGGCATGAAATGGGGCGTCTATACGCACAACCCCAACGCAGAAGGTGACCCCCTCAGTGATGAAGGTAACCATCACGCCAGGGATGTTCATGAGCTAGCCGTAAAGCTGGGCCACAAAAAGGGCCAGTACAAGGTCCTCGATGAAGGTGATGGCCAGAAGCACATCCTCAGCCACGACAAGACGCTGGGCCATGTTGTCAAGCCCATGAAGAAGGCCGATCGTCCCGAGGTCGTACCGCAGAACTCCCCCGAGGAAAAGAAGTTCCGCGAAGACAATGCTAAGGCTACTGCGGCTGGCAAGAGGGGTATTCCGCTCCCCCCTAAGGGTTCACCGGAACGAAGAAATCTAAGCCTGGCTCATGATCGTCCGCCCTTCAAGAAGGACGAGGTCGAGGACCGCGAGAAGAAGAAGATTGAACTGGTGCCCGAGGAGCCCGTCAAGGCCCAGGAGGGCAGCGGCGGCAAGGTCAGCAAGGGGCTCAAGAAGGGTGCCATGTCCGGCATGGCCCGCGCGCCCCAGGGCGCCAGCGCCCAGGCGGCGGCGGACGCCCACCGAGCTGTCGCGGTTCGGGCTCCGGCTCCGAAGGTCGCCCTCCCGGGTCCCGCGGCCCAGGCAGCTCGGGCTCAAGACATGGCTGCTTTCACGCCTCCCGGCAAGTTCGGTGGCGCCGGGGCCGGCCTGCCTCCGGCTGGTGTCGGGCACCTCAAGTCCCCGTACATTCCCGGCCTCAAGAAGGCCGGCCTGCCTGCCGCCGGCCCCAAGCCGGCCGCCATGCCGAAGCCTGCCGGCGGTGCACCTGGTGCGACTCCGAAGCCGCCCGGGACCCCCAAGCCCGCGGCTGCCGGTGCCATGAAGCCTCCCACGGCTGCAAAGCCTGCGGCCGCCCCGAAGCCTGCCGTCGGCCAGCCGGCGCTCAAGAGCGCTCCAAACCCGGGCCAGGCTTTCCCGGTTGGGAAGGGTGAGAAAGACCCCGTTCCTAAGCCGAAGGGTAAGAAAGACCCCGTTCCTAAGCCGAGGCCCGAGAAGTCTGAACTCACCAAGTCCATGGGTGACTGTCTGCTCTGCGGCGGACCCGAGCACTCCGGCGATTGTCAGGACACCTAATCTTTTCCGCAGTTGGAGACTGAACAATGGCCCAGAGCGTAACGACGGACAGCGGAACCCTCATCATCCCCGGTGCCTACCCCACCTGGAAGACCCAGGCGGCGAACTCCGGTCTCAGCACGGTCGGTATCGTCATGCTGGTCGGCGAAGCTGATGCGGGTGCCCGCTTCGACGCCGAGGATAGCCTAGAGGACGTGAGCTTTGGCTCGGACCAGCTGGCGGAGGTCATCTCCAAGTTCAAGTCTGGCCCCCTGGTGGATGCCTTCAACGCAGCCTCAGCGCCCAGTAATGACCCCAACATCACCGGGGCCCCGAGCCGTATCGTTCTCGTGAAGACGAACGAGAGCGGTAAGGCCAAGTCCGCGCTCACCATCCACGGTGGCGGTGACCTCGATGATGCGGACGGCAACGCCCTCTACCTGGCGGACAAGAGCTACGGCAAGCTCGGCAACCTGATCTACTACACCATCGACGAAGAGACTGCTGAGGTCGTCCCGACCACCAGCACCTTCACCTTCATCCCCAATGCCGGCACCGTGAACGCGGAGCTTCGGGTGAACGGTGGCGCCGCCCTGGCTCTGTCCCTGTCGGCCAACCGGACCCCGGCGCAGTTCGTGTCTGCCGCTGATGCCCTCTCGGGTGTCGACGCCGCCGGTGGCGCCAAAGTGTCCACCATCCAGGACTCGGTCGGCACCGTGGCTCTGTCCATCGTGAGTGGTAACGCCGTCCTCATCACCTACAGCGGCGTCTTCACGGCGACCCCGACTGCGGGCGATACCGTGGTCATTCCCAGCGGTTCCGTGATTCAGGGCGCAGGCAACGAGAACATCGGCGCCTACGTGGTGACGACTGCTACTAGCTCCACCATCAACTGCACCAAGCTGTCGGATGCCGGAGCCGGCGCCCCCACCCCTGGCACCATCACCGCCCCGGAGGCGGTTCTGGCGGTCTCTGTTTCGGCCACCGCGGATAACGACCTGGTCGACTACGGCAACGTGACGGTCACGTTGACCGCCGCGGACCCGCTCCAGGGCAAGGGCAAGGCTCTGGAGGTCGCTCAGCTGACCACTGGCACTGACCTCCTGGAGCGCTGCCTGTTCCAGCTCGGCACCACGACTGCCGTGACCTGGGTCTCGAAGACCGGAGCCGCCAAGCTCCTGACCTCGGCTTCCGAGTATCGGGTGCAGCTGAACGCCAACCGTCAGCGTGACAACGTCACCGAGGAGCTGGTGGCCGGCGGCGAGGTCGCCCTGAAGCTCGGCTACCTGGGTACCACGGCGACCGTCACCATCACGGACACCGCGCTGACCGTGACCGTGGTCGGCGGCTCGGGTACCAGTCAGACCCTGACCCTGAAGGATTTCCCGACCATCCAGGACGTGGCCACCTTCCTGAACAGCAAGACCGGCTACAGCTGCTCCGTGGGTACCGCGATTCTGGGCCAGCTGCCCAGCGCCGCCCTGGACAATGTGTCCGCGGTGGATGTCTGCTCCAGCTTCGGCGAGAAGCCGGGCCGCCTGAAGGTCGACGGCTACAAGTTCCAGAAGAAGATTGCCGAAGAGTCCGTGCTCGTCCAGGTCCAGGACGTGGACAACGTTGTCGTGGCCCCGGCTAGCGGTCTCCCGCAGCCCGTGACTGTCACCACCTACCTGGAGGGCGGCACCAAGGGTGGTACCGCTGACTCCGACGTCTCTGCGGCCCTGCTGGCTCTGGAGAAGTTCCGCGGCAACTTCGTGGTCCCTCTGTTCAGTCAGGATGCGACCGACGACATCACCGACGATGAGACCGACAGCGCCAGCACGTACACCGTCGCGGGCGTCCACGCCGCGACCCGTACCCACGTTCTGAAGATGTCCACCCAGAAGCGCAAGCGGCACCGTCAGGCCGTGCTCAGCTTCAAGGGTACGTTCAGTGCCGCCCAGGAAGTCAGCGCCAACCTGGCCAGCTTCCGGGTTCTTTGCACCTTCCAGGACGTCCGCCAGGTGGATTCCCAGGGCTCGATCAAGCAGTTCCAGCCCTGGATGGGTGCCGTCAACGCGGCCGCGCTCCAGGCCGCGGGCTTCTACCGGGGCATCGTCAAGAAGTTCGCCAACGTGGTTGGCGCCCTCCAGGCAGCTGCGGATTTCGATGACCAGGATGACACCGACGTCGAGAACGCCCTCCTGGCCGGCATGCTGGTCCTCCGCAAGGCCGAGACCGGTGGCTGGCACTGGGTCAGCGACCAGAGCACCTACGGCAAGGACAACGACAGCGTGTACAACAGCATGCAGGCTGTCTACATGTCCGACACTGCGGCTCTTACCGCGGCCCAGCGCATGGAGCAGATGTACGTTGGTCAGTCGACCGCGGACGTCAACGCCGCGCTGGCGAAGGCCGGCTTCGAGACCATCATGCTCGACCTGCTGCGCCTGAAAGTCCTGGCTCCCAGTGATGACGCCAAACGGGGCTACAAGAACGTGACCGTGAAGATCAGCGCGACCACGATGTATGTGTCTGCCGAAATCAAGGTCGCGGGGTTGATCTACTTTATCCCCATTAACTTCCTGGTGTCGACCGTTCAGCAGTCGGCGTAAACACCTGTAAGGAAAGAAGAAAATGGCTCCTCCGAAGATTTTTAGTGGTGCACGCGCGAAGGTCGGCATCATGGACCCGGTTACCGGCATCAGCAGACCCGTGGGCATCTTCAACAGCGTGTCCCTGGGGCTGACCTACGACGCCCAGCCGGCGTTCATCCTCGGCCGCTACAGTCCCGCGGAGATCGACTACGTGGCACAAGAACCCATCCCCGTGTCTCTGTCCGGCTGGCGGGTCTTCGACCACGGCGCCCACCTGGAGGCCCTGGTGCCGAGCCTGGACCAGCTAATGAACCACGAGTACCTGACTATTACCCTCGTGGACCGCCAAAACCCCAGTCGGGCCGTGGGTGTTGTCCGGGGCTTCCGGCCCACGGGCTACACGACCAACGTCAGCGCCCGGGGTCTCGTGGAGATGACGGTTAACGGCATGGGCCTGCTCCTGGATGACGAGTCCACAATCAACGCCGAGTCTCCGGGCGCCCTCAGCCTCCCGTAACCAGCCCCCCGATTTACCTGGAGTCGCATGGTCTTGACACTGTGCGGCTCTTCGTGTATCTAGGAGGAGAAACCCCAAAGAGAATCCGTTGTGATGGCTGTATGCCGGAGGAGCACCCGTGAAAATCGATATCGAGGCCGCTAACCTGGCCAAGCAGGAACTGGAGAAGATGAACACCCGCCTGCAAGGCAAGGCCTTCGGGGCCGTGGTTATCCGCCTCACGGACACCGGCCTGGTCCTGGAGCTGGTCGACCCCGACCCCGACACCTGGGATGTTCTCCAGAAGAGAATCTACGGGATTCCGCTCGTCAAAGGCTAGCCGTTATAGGAGAGATCATGAGACGTTGCACGGATTGCCGACGACCAGCTCTCTTCAGGAGCCGCGGTAAGAAGGCCAGGAGGAAGCTCCACAGCGACGACCAGCATGATCTCTGCTCGCGGTGTTACAAGAGCCGTCGGGATTCGGCTGTCAACAAGAGGATTCCCGCGAGACAGCCCCGGGACCCGCTGGTGGCCGTGGGCCTGAGACCGGATGACGACACCCTGGACAGCGTCGACTTCTTTGAAGAGAAAGAAGTCCTGGCTGCCCTCTTGACCGAACCCCGGATCTGGGCTAGTCTCAACGCCAGCATCATCACCCAGGAGACCTCAGGTGCCCGCTGACGCACATCCCTGCAAGCTCTGTGATAACCTCGTCGACTACCGGAACTGGTGCGATGGCTGCATGGCCTACATCTGCGACACCTGCGACAACCGGGTGGTGCTGGCCGCCGACCACGAGCCCGAAGCCCACGGTGGAGGCGGTCCCGTGAACGACCCACCGGAAGACGAAAACTGCCACTGGGAGGATGAATGACTACCTACTACGCTGCCGTTGTCCGTGACCAGGGAGTCGTCTGGGGCTCTGGAACATCCCGTACCGCGACTGCTCGGGATGCTGTCAAGTGGGGCTGTTCGGAGCCCGTGGATATCCTACCCTGCTCCAGGCTGGTGGTGGACATCGTGGATACCTATGGGGGCGGCGGTCAGGAGGTCAAGGACCTGCTCGACTTCACGGGGAAACGGCTCACCGTCAAGCCCCAGTACCGGCAGCAGGTGTTGATCGATCTCGATGAGGTTCTCCAAAGAGACTAGCCGTTATAAATAGTGTAGGAGAAAGAGCATGACAAAGCGCATCAAGAGAAGCGACATCACGGCAGCCATCGCCCAGGCGAAGAAGCTGAAGCTGAGCGGTCGCTCCGGGGTGGAGATCCTGGTCATCAAGTCCGATTACATTGACGCCGATCAGTGCGGCTGGATCCAGGCCCTGATTCGAGCCCAGCTGTCCGTGGATGTCCGGGAGCGGGTCTTCGTGCTCGTCATTCCCACGAACAATGACGCCTTTAAAATCAGCGTTGGAGCTAGCTAGAAAGGGTTCGAGTCGTCTCCCGCTTTTGGGGCCGTAGCTCAGCTGGGAGAGCACCGGCTTTGCAAGCCGGGGGTTGTCGGTTCGATCCCGACCGGCTCCACTTGACAGTCAGGAATGGTTCTGGTAGAAGGTCACTACAACCGAATAGCTGTGTCAGAGAGGTGGAAGGTACCAGAAGCAACTGGGCTCCCGTAGCTCAATTGGCAGAGCAACAGCAGGACCCCCTGGAGCTGCTTCCACAATCAACGAGGCGTCAATGCACGCCTACAACTGGCACAGCAAGATTTCGGGCGGCAAACCAGGGGTGTCCGGGAGCCGCACCAGCGGATAGTGGGCTGGGATCCTAGACCGGGCCCGAAGTAGCTCTTCTTGTTGTACCACCCCAGCCAGGAGAACGGCATGTCTGAACAGAACGCGGTCATCGTCGGGAAGGTCAACTTGCCGGCCCAGAAGCCCCAGCAGAAGCCTCAGCGCCGTGCCCGGCCCCAGCAGCAGGAGCGGCAGAAGAAGAAGATGAAGCACGCCGACCAGGGCGGGGAGGTCCGGGCCTCCAACCTCCAGCAGGCGGCTGAGACCCAGTGGCTCAAGGCCCAGCTGAAGCAGCTCCGGGACCGGGATACCAAAAAGGACGCCGTCATCGCCCTGGCTCGCGACCTCCGGAAGACCGACGGGGAGTGCGCGGAGCCCGCGCTCCTGGAGGCCTTCGACCAGGCCCTGGGCGACCTGGATGGCAAGTGAGCGCCTGGAACACCAGGGAGACGCCGCCTATCTACGAACTGGCCGACGACTGGGCGGCGTCTCCCACACCTCCAAGCCGGCCCCCGCGGCCGCCCCTGCTGTCGCCCCCGGCCTTCTACACGGCTACACAGGAACAGGGACACTGCTACATCTGCGGGACCAGCTGCCAGGAGGTTGCCGACTACGGGACCTGGCGGATCTGGCTCCATAAGTACTGCCACGGAGCCTACTGCCAACTACGGGACCGCCCATAGGTACTGCCCCGCGGCCTACTGCCGACCATAATCTTTGGTCGGAGAGGTTTTCTGATGGCACCCCTACAGCTGACCGGCGAGATGCTCGAAGCCCACGAGGACCGGATCCAGGGCCTTGAGCACGAAAAAGAGCGAATCAAGGGTCTAGAGGTCAAGTTCGACCACTTGACAGACCTGGTGAAGACTGGCTTCGGTGAGAGTAGGGAGCAGTTCAGGGGCATCACCGCCCGCCTAGACGACGGACAGAGGCTGTTCGGAGCCCACGAGGAAAGTCTTAGGTTACTTCAGGCTGGCGAGGACCAGCGTAGGGCCCGCGGGGCCTGGGTGAAGAAAACAGCCCTGGGACTAGTGGTCGGTGGTGCCGGCATCCTCGTCGGCAAGTTCGCAGAGGTCATCTGGAAGACCTTCTCGGGGATGTAGCGCCATGAACCCTATTGTCCGCGATAATGGCTACAGGTCCCGCAAGCTCTGGTTCGCGGTCGCCGCTGTCGCCGTCCTCTTCATTGCCTGGATGCAGACCGCCACCCACCCCACCCTGATTCCCACATTCGACACTTTTGTGGGTGGTCTTGTGGCTATCGTGGTCGCTCTGCTGACTGGCAGCGTGGCCACCAAGTGGGTGGGCTCCAAGGTGCCCGCGGATCCCAAGGTCAAGAAAATTGAAGAGGACGGAGAAGCCTAGCCGTTATAGGTAGGTGAACCCGCAGTTCGGAGGTCACCGGCCATGAAGTCTCTTTTTAAGCTCCTCTTCGGTTTTCTCGGTATCCCCGCCATTTCCTTGCTTCGGGGCTTCGTGGTCGCGAAGCTCTGGGCCTGGTTTGTGGTCCCGGTTTTCGCCCTGCCGGGTCTCAGCACCGTCGCCGCCCTCGGTATCGGCATGATGTTGGCCTATATCACCCAGAATACAGGCAGTAGGGAGGACGACCGCCCCACTCTCTCTTTCGCCTCCCAGACCCTGACCCAGGCGCTGAACTCGGCTATCGTGCTGGGCATCGGGTTCATTTTCTCGTTGTTCATGTGAGGACCTGGTGACAACCTCTTTCGCGTTCAAAAACATCAGTGGTTACGGTCGAGGCGATGTGTTCATCCTCCAGTACACGGTCAAGCTTGACAACATGGACGCCGATGTGAATGGACAGTTCCGGCTCACGCCGACGGGGCCCGGAAGGTCGTGAAGGCCCTCCAAGGCTGGCTGAAGACTCAGGAGAAGGTCACAGAGAAAATCGATGGCTGACTTCTGCCGCCAGTGCAGTCTGGAAACCTTCGGGAAGGACTCCCAGGAGTTGGCTAATCTCAGTATGCCCGAGGACACCGCCAAGAACATGTACCCCGTCGTCCTCTGTGAGGGCTGTGGCAGCATCCAGGTCAACCACCTGGGCGCCTGCGTCAGTCAGGACTGCCTGGAGATGGGGCATCCCGACACCTACCTGAAGCCAATTCCACGCCCGCACGACCACCCATGACCACCACCGCCCGGCTGGCAAATAAATGCCCTGAAGAGCACATTAACGCCGACCAGCTGCCCTCCAGGGCCTGGAAGCTGTTCCGGGTCCGCCGTGACGGCACCATGGGGTCGTTGTTCATCAACAGGCGCCAGATCCTGGAGCCCGGAAGGTGGATGAAGGCTGAGCCCTATCCGACCAGGGGCTATGCTTTCCGGCCGGGTTGGCACGCTACGGCCAAGAAGAGCGCTCCGCACCTCAGTAAGAGGGGCCGCGTTTGGCGTGAGGTCGAGCTGTCGGGCGTCCAGGTAATTGAGCGGCCGCGGGGCCAGGGCGGTACCTGGTACCTGGCGAAGCACATGAAGATCCTACCCAAACCCACCAGCCTACCAAAGTCCGGAAGAAAAGTCAAGACTTGACAACCGGTCGGGGTTTTGGTACGATGGCCCTGAACCCTGGAGGTGTACATGGCTCGTCTTGCCCGCTTCAAGATCTACGGTCGCTTCAACGGCGCCAGTGCCGCCACCGTCACCATTGACCGGTCTACGGACATCGTGACTGTGCGGCCTCTCCGGCGCCGGAAGACCTACGAGATGACCCTCGGGGGCATCGCGGAGATGATCATCTACAAGGTCATCCAGCAGGAGATCCGGGAGAAGAACAAGGACAAGAAGAAGCGCCGGCTCGTTCGCCGGGGTCTGCTGTGAGCCTGGCTTTTGTGCGCCAGCAGTGGCTCACCACCTATCATCATCCGCGCTGTTCCCTCTAACCGGTTTGACAAGGAAGATGCCCCATGACCAGACTTGAAATCGTTGCGCGGTTGGCTGCTGCTTTCTTCATGGACCCCAACGCGAACTGCACTATGGGACTGTCTGCTGAGGTCATCACCAATTTCTTCGACGTCGCCGAGCAACTGATGCGTGAAGAAAAGCGACGCAGTGTGGCCGACCTGATAAAAGCAGAGGCTCGTCGAGTGCCGAGGCCCGTGTGAAGGCGGAAGGGAGAGGCCGTGATGTCCATTCCGTTCAACCAGTTCCTTATCGTCGTCGGCTACAACCGGACACTGGCAAAGTACTCCGACAGGTCGAAGTACCCGATGGGCGACCCAGACCGGAACGTTCTCTATGGGCGCGTGTCTGCCGACATGGGGATGGATCCACCCGAGCCAGAGTTGACCTATGAAGAAATGCAGTATGTCGCACGGGCGGCGAAGATGGCGCTGGCGAAAGTGATAGCAACACGGAAGCGGCGGGGGAAGCGGCCGAAGCAGCTTGTGCACCGGGAGGTGCTGTGAACGTAAAGATCGACTCCCTGAGCGCCGAGGCTCTGTTGAAGATTCTCCAGGAGCTGCCTCCGAGCCGGCGTGTAAAGAATCAGGTCAAGCGCCTGGAGGCGGCGATGAAGCACGCCGAAGCGCTCCGAACCCACAAGGAGGATCGTCGCTTCCAGGCCTTCCTTCATGGAGGTCCACCCCGACTGGTCGGCCGACGAAGAGCCCATGCTGCCGACCTTCGGGGATCTGGTCAGGTTCGCGCCCCAGCAGAAGAAAAGAAAGAAGTACTAGACACCGGTCCCTGAACCTGGTACAAGGTCGTCAACTCTAACCCGGAGGCACCATGTCAGACCGCATCATCGACCGAGTGGCCAAGCTCCTCAAGCTCTCGAAGTCCGACAACGTCCACGAGGCTGCCGCGGCTGCCGCCATGGCCCAGTCCCTCATCGACCGCAACAAGCTGGACATTGCCGTCGTCGAGCTGGCCATGATGGAGGGAGACCAGAGTCGGCCCGCGGAGCCTGTGCAGACCTTCCAGGACCCGCTGTGTGCCCGTCCCCAGAAGTCCACCTGGGTTGGGCGCCTGGGCCTCCAGGTCAGCCGTGCCAACGACTGCGTGGCCTACTGGGCCGGCGGCGGCGCCATGAAGCTCATGGGCCGGCCCAGCGACGCCGAGACCTGCCGGTACATGTTCGCGTACCTGGTGAACGAAATCGAGCGCCTGACGGCAGCGAACACCCGCGGTGAGGGCCGGACCTGGAAGAACAACTTTCGCCTGGGAGCCGTGGACGCTATCACGGCCAAGCTCAAGGAGCAGCGTCGCCAGACCCGGGAGACCTTCCGCCGGGAGGCCTTGGAGAAGGCCGGCAGCGACTGCACGGCCCTGGTTCGTGTCGACACCGCCCTGGCCCGTATGGAGGCCCGGCTCACGGAGACCGAGGATTCCTACCGGAAGACCTTCAGCTGCCGGAAGACCTTCCGTAGCGCGAACGACAACTTCAACTACAACGGTGCCGCCCGGGAGGCCGGCCGCAAGGCTGGCGAGGGTATCGTGCTCGGTGGCCGAACCCGGGCCGCCCTGGGGGCCTGAACATGGACCGTGACATGCTTGACGTCCTGAAGCGAGAGGTCGTCGAATGACCACCTGGGTTCTGATTCTCTACGTGAGCCTCAACGTCTCTGATGGTGTCGCTCTCTCTACGGTCTCCGTGCCTGGCTTCCCTACCAAGGACGAGTGCCAGGCCGCCGGCAAGGTAGCGAAGGCCGAGTTTGGTGGAGGCTTGCTGTCCACGAAGAGCGCCTACTTCGTCTGCGTCGAGCAGACCCGGACACCGAAACCGATCCCCTGAAGTTGACACCCAACCCTGGACCTGATAGGAAGACGTCATGGCACGATGGCTTATCAACCCCAAAGGAAAACGGACCCTGACGGTTCGCTACGAGACCCGGGGCCAGGAGACGAACTGCGGCGACATCCGGGTGGATACCCCGGAGGCCATCGTTCTCGACTGGGTCCTCAAGCAGACCAGCAGCCAGCCCTGGGACACCATCCACTTCCGGGACGGCCGGGTGGCCACCCTGATGGCGACGGGGGCACGGTCATGAAAAGGCCGGGAGGGAAAGCCAAGTGAGCTTCACGTTCCCTAAGTCCAACCTGGACTGGCTCCGCGACCGGACCATCTTTCTGACCCGGCACGGCAGCCACGCCTACGGCACGAATACGCCGACGTCCGACGAAGACTTCAAGGGCCTGGCTATCCCGCCCCCGAAGTACTTCACTGGTTACCTGAACGTCTTCGAGCAGGCCGAGTTCAAACACCAGGTTGACGGCCAAGACGTGGTGATTTACAACATCACCAAGTTCTTCAAGCTGGCCGCAGACTGCAATCCCAGCATCATCGAGGTCCTGTTCACGGACCCCGGAGACCACGTCATCCGGACCCCGCTCAGCGACGCCCTTCTGGAGAGGCGAAATCTCTTCATCAGCAAGAAGGCCAAGCACACCTTCAGCGGCTACGCGACTTCCCAGCTGAAGAGGATGGGCAGCCACTACCGGTGGTTGACGAATCCGCCGGCAGTGCCACCGACCCGCTGGGAGTTCGGGCTCCCGGAGCGCACCGTCATTCCCCAGGACCAGCTGGCGGCTGCCCGGGACCTCATCAGAAAGAAGGTCCAAGCCTGGGACGTGCCAGTTGATGAACTGGACGAGGCGGCGAAAATCGCCGTCCGGGAGCGCTTCACTGAGGCCCTGGCGGAGATTGATATCGTTCATCGCACCCGTGCGGTCAACGAGCTGAAGCGCTGTCTGGCTGTCAAGAGCCGGCTCCCCTTCATGCCCGCTGAATACATAGATGGCTACAGGAATGCGCTCGATGACGTCACACGCATTGAGACCCTGAACCTGGAACATGCCGCCGGCCAGGCTCTGGGTATGGACTCCAATTTCCTGGAGCTGCTGGACAAGGAGCGCCTGTTCCGGGGTCGCCAGGAAGAGTGGCGCCAGTACCAGCAGTGGCTGGTTAACCGGAACCCCGCCCGGTCAGAGCAGGAGCGCAGATACGGCTACGACACCAAGCACGGTATGCACCTGGTGCGACTGCTCCGTATGGGCGAGGAAATTCTCACCGGCCAGGGCGTCATCGTTAAGAGGCCTGACGCCGAGGAACTCCTGGCTATCCGTGACGGTGCCTGGGAATATGAACGGCTGATCGAGTACGCGGAAGCCAAGAACAAGCGCCTGGATGACCTCTACACAACTAGCACCGCGGTTCCGGAAACCCCGGACCGAGACGCCCTGGACGAACTGTGCCAGCGGCTGGTGGGCCTCAGTGGCGGCTCCAGCATGGGCCACGGCTGCTAGCCGTTATAGGAATACCATGAGCGATCAAACCAGTGCGGGAATCTTCGGTAGCATCTTCGAGTACATCGCCAAGTGGCTGCCCCCTGGCGAGGACCGCGAGGAGTTTGCGGAATGGCTCTGGGACCAGAGCAAGGGCTATGACTTCAGCGCCGAGGACCTGGACTGTGAGAATCAACTCATCAAGCTCGGGCTCGCCCAGAAGCAGAAGGGCGTCGAGCCCGGCGACAGGGTAATCGTCTACAGAGACGACCCCGGCTTCAAGAAGCAGACCTATGTGGTCGAGTCCCGGAGACGGCGATGAACCTCAGCTTCAGTGAAGTCGTTGTCCTGGCCAACGCCGGCAAGCCTGTGGACCGGGCCATGTTGGCCCGGCGCGCTGCCGGTCTCTACAGCAGTGTCAAGTACGGCCAGAGCACGGCCATGGCCGATATCAAGACTCTGGAGCAACGGGGCTTCCTCCGCTGTGACCTCGTGACTAAACTCCTGGAGATCACCAGGGAGGGTTGGACTGAATTGCTTCTTGCAATCCCCATCCTGGAGGACCTCCGGGCCGCAGTGGCTATGGTACCACACCCTCTCTACCGGAGGCCCCGGTGAGCTGGTGGACTGACAAGGCCACGAAGGCCCTGGGTGCCGGCGGCGACCTCCCCGACCAGGACTGGGCACATCAGGCGCTGGTCGAGGACATCCTCAAACGAGGTTCTGGTACCGTCCACCGCCAGCTCCTGAGTGGCAGCCCCAACCCCGAATTCGACATGGATGAGCTGGACCATCTCCTCACCGAGGAGCTGGGCTTCCGGTTGATTATGAGCTGGGCTCCCTGGTCTGTCGGGGGCTCAGAGTCCAGGGACTACGTCCGCGAGGACTCCTTCGTACACTGCCATCGGGATAAGGAGTCCGCGAGCCTGAGCTGTACTACTGCCAATAAAGCTGTCTTCGACTGTATCGGGGGCCTGGCCCGGGACTTCGCGCCACCCAAGGTGTCCAGGGGGAGGGCTTACGTGCTGGTTCAGACCCAGGTCGGCTTCGAGACCCGGAGCCTGGGCGTGGCGAGCACACCCCTGGAGCGGGGCAACTACAGCCCCCCGGTCCTCAAGGCCTACGACTCCATCGTCGCCGACCTGAGGTCCAATGACCCCACGGGCCGGCTGGCGGTTATCGACGGCCCTCCGGGCACCGGCAAGACTTTTATAATCCGGGGCTTCCTCAATGACGTCCCGGACGCTATCTTCATCTTCGTGCCTGTGGACCTCGTGGGTAGCCTCGCGGACCCCAACGTCATCGGGAGTCTTATCGATATCCGGAACCAGAAGAATCACGAGGTCCCGACAGTGTTCGTGGTCGAGGACGCAGATAGCTGTCTGGCCAGGAGGGACGCCGGAAACACGGGCTCAGTGTCGACCCTGTTGAACCTCGGGGACGGGATTATCGGCTCCATGCTGGACATCCGGCTCATCTGCACCACCAACCTCCAGGATGAGGAGCTAGATACAGCCGTCATCCGGCCCGGGCGCCTGAGCCAGAAAGTCCACATTGGGCCCCTGCACGGCGACCTCGCCGCCGCCATCTACCGGCGCCTGACCGGTAAGGAGCTGCCGGTGACCAACAAGGCTTACACAGTAGCCGACCTCTACATCATGGCCAAGGATGCCGGCTGGGTAGCACCGGTACCGGGGCGGCGTCCTATCGGGTTCAATTCCATCGAAGCACTTGTTCCAGGGTGGAAGCGGTGAGGCTTAGGCCCTGGAGGTAGATTCTGCGTACTGGGGATTCTAGCTGTTTGCATGCCCATCTGGACTGGCGTCATCGGCCGTGCTATCATTGACGGCGCCCAGCTGTTTAAGGAGATGAACCCGTGAAGATCTGGAAGCCTGAAGGTGGAGCCGTCATCAAGGCCTGGGTGGATGGTGTCGAGTTCGAGGCCGCTGCCCAGGAGCAGGTCCACAACATTGCCCGCATGCCGTTCGTGTATCCGCACATCGCCATCATGCCCGACGTCCACGCCGGCAAGGGCGCGACGGTCGGCTCGGTCATCCCTACCCGCGGCGCCATCATCCCGGCCGCGGTGGGTGTCGATATCGGCTGTGGCATGATGGCCCTGAAAACCGGCCTGAAGGCCAGTGACCTCCCGGACAACCTGGGTCGGCTCCGGGCCGCCATCGAGCAGGCCGTGCCCCACGGGCGCACGGACAACGGCGGCGCCAACGATCGCGGGGCCTGGGGCGATGCCCCGGCTCGTGTCAAGGCCAGCGCCTACAGTATGTGCCTGAATCTCCGGCCGCTTCGTGACAAGCACCCGAAGATGATGTTCCGGAACGGACCCGGGAAAATCGAGCAGCAGCTCTGCACTTTGGGCACCGGCAACCACTTCATCGAGGTCTGCCTGGATGAGGGCAAGTGCCCGAATAGGGGTTTCGACAGAGACAATCAGCCCTGCGGACCCTGCCACTGCGATTCGGACCCCAACGTCTGGGTCGTGCTCCACAGTGGCAGCCGTGGCATCGGCAACAAGATCGGCACCTACTTCATCGAGAAAGCCAAGGAGGACATGCGCCGGTACTTCATCAACCTCCCGGATGCCGACCTGGCCTATCTGCCCGAGGGTTCGGAGAACTTCCAGGACTACGTTAACGCCGTGGAATGGGCGCAGACGTATGCCTTCCATAACCGAGACCTGATGATGATGCAGGTCGGTGACGTCCTGGAGAAGGAGTTCCCGGGTAAGTACTCCGCCCCCGTCGCCGGTGAGTCCGCCATCAATTGCCATCACAACTACATTGCCCGCGAGAACTTCAGGGGCCAGAACGTCTGGGTGACCCGCAAGGGTGCTGTCCGGGCCCGCGTCGGCGACCTGGGTATCATCCCCGGCTCGATGGGTGCCCGCAGCTACATCGTCGAGGGCCTAGGCAACCAGGAGGCCCTGAACAGCTGCTCCCACGGGGCGGGTCGCCGCATGTCCCGTGCTGAGGCCCGGCGCCGCTACACGGTCGCTGACCACGAGGCCGCCACCGAGGGCATCGAGTGCCGGAAGGACGAAGATGTCATCGACGAGACGCCGGCCGCCTACAAAGACATCGATCAGGTCATGGAGGCCCAGCAGGACCTGGTCCGTATCCGCCACACCCTCAAGCAGGTTTTGGTGGTCAAGGGCTAATATGCGCTAATCGAAAGGACCAAGACATGAATACCGATGTCCCCAAGTACCCTCACTGTGACCCGAGGGTTCTACACTCGCCTGGCAGGTGTGAGTTCTGCGACATGTACCCTGAGCATCAGCGGGCGCGAGTGGTGGCTCGTGTAAACTTCACCGGCGAGAAGGTGCCCGGCTTCCGGGCTTGCCCCAGCGAAATGCGGCGCACCCTGGAGAACATCGAACGCTGGCCCGGCAATCGCCCTAGTCCTTCGCGGACGAGCCGCTGAAAGGAGCGCCTTGAGTCGATACCGCCGTCTACCAGATGACCGCATTCGCGAGGGGGACCTCGTGACGGTGGTGAGCCCGCTCCGAGTCCTCCATGCCGGCTACCCCAAGAAGCCCGACGACTACCTGGGGCAGGTCGACTCCATCTTCGGGAAGCTGCTCCAGCTGCACCTGGGAAGCGAAAGGCTCCCGGTCGCCAAGCTCGATAAGATCCGCCGGGAGCTAGCCTACGGGCTCGGCTACACAGATGGCTTCGGGGGTCGTCGCCGGGGCCTGATCCTGGACCCTGACCCCGACCTCCTAGGGAAGAAATACCGAGTCGAATACCTTCGCACCGTGCAGACCGGGACCCGGATCCAGGGCGGCAGAGACAGCTACCGGTACTACTATGGCTATGACGACGCCTTCGGGCCGTACTTCTCCCTGGACCGCAGCTGGCGCCTGGCGGGATTATGCTCTGTTACCGTCTTCATGGATGCCCTGGAAATTCCCGTGGACTTCCTCCAGAAGGAGTTCACGTTATATGATGAGTAGCAGCTAACCCACGGAGGTCCCAATGCCGCGAGTCGTTATCCTGGATGTTTCCAATCGTCAGCTGATGCAGCTCTTCAAGAGAGGCCTCCTGTCCAAGGGGGAGGCCGTCGTCTCCCCGGAGGAGGTCCAGCTGCCACCGAACATCCCCGTCTTTAGCGACGCAGAGCTGGAAACCTTTGTGCGCTCCGGGGTCAAGAGTCAGAAGCTGACCCAGGAAGGGAAGTTGGTCATCTGGTCCATGCACAAGGACGGCTATTCGACAAGGGAGATCCACGCGGCCATCAAGGGCCTGGTACACCGGGCCTCCATCGACAGGTTGGTCCAGAAAATTCAGACCGCGAAGAAGAAGGGGGTCTAAGATGTTCCCAGCGACTATCACCAGGCTCCGTGGCGGCACCAAGCTCCGTGACGACAGTGTCAGCGGCCTGGCTGTCATGGCACCGCAAGTAGGTGAGAGCTTTACCCTTATCGGCGAGGGTCGTGATGCCCCGGCCACGACCCGACTGGTGACCACCTCCCCGGTGGTGAAGATGACCTTCGCCCCCGACGACGACGGCTTCGTCATTGAGACCAAGACGGGCTCCGTGTACCTGGTGCAGATGGACGGCGCATGAAGAGGTACAGCGAACTGCCGGTAGAGGCGAATCCCTGCCGGCAGTTCATCCTGGATCAGCTGGAAGCCAGGTCCTCCGCCGAGGTGTCCACGGCCGGTGGCGGGAAGGCGTGGTCGTAGAACCTGACACCGCCACAGCGCCGGTTCTGGGTCTCCTTCAGCAATGCCACCATGGACCTGGTGCAGGCCCAGCACCAATGCCTGGTCAGGCTCTCCCAGTGCCCAAGGCTGGGGTGAAAGGGCCCATGGCACAAGGTGCAGCTGTTCTCCGGGTACTCGAACACAGCCCAGACCCTAGACCCCATGGGTATCAGCGGAGTCACCCGCACCTGAGCCTCCTGCCGGTTCCTGGCAAAGACCCGAATCTCGGGCACCGCGTCAGTGGATGTGCCCGGAGCCAGGCGGAAAATGTATTGCATGTCGACCTCCTACCACACCTTCTGGGGGTCTGTCCAGGGGTCTTAATCTCATCGGGGAGAGGTCATTATGCGGATCCCCATCTTCATCCTCGCGGCTCTACTGAGCTTCTGTTGCGCGGCCCCCAAGTACAAACCCGTTGACATCAGTAAGCTCCTGGGCCCGCTGCCGGCCCAGAAAGTGCCGGCTGTGCCCGCGGTTCCCGTTGAGCTGGCGCCCGGCAAGCATCCCACGGCCCATGTGCGGTTCGTGGGTGGCATCAACATGAAGTCGGCCCTGGACCTGGCGGAAGCCATGTACATGGTCCAGGTCTCGACCCCTACCCCGGAGTTCATCCTCCTGGAGATAGACAGCGTCGGTGGCAGTGTCCAGAGCGGATTCCTGATGACGAAGATGGTCGAAGAGAGCCCGGTGCCGGTCTACTGCATCGTGGACGGCAAGGCCGCCAGCATGGCCTTCTACGTGCTCCAGGGCTGCAAACTTCGGTTCATGACCGCCAGGTCGACCCTCACGGTCCATGAGCCAGCACAGGTCCTGCCCAGTGGCCGCGGGACCCGACAGGACTACATGAAGGATGCAGAAAGGCTCAGGACCCTGAATATCTCCATGAGCTACTTCTGGTCTAGGCGGCTGAACATCAGCCGAGAGGAGTTCCTCCGGCGGATCGACGACAAAGACTGGGTCATGTCGGCACCAGAGGCCTTTGGCGTCAAGGCCGTCGACCAGGTCGTGATGACCGTCGACCAGGTTCTGCATTCTCTCCGGGACGACGGCCGGCTCTAGTCCTCGAATCCTGAGCAGCCACAATTCAGGCGACGACATTCCCCCTCGTCGAGGTTGGCGTGGCCGCCGCACGGGTGATCGCAGACTGCGCACGGCTCCTGGCAATCGACCGGGTCACCCCAGTGGGGACAGAAGGGCCCGCTGACGACCTCCTCCTGGATGTCATCTTCTTCCATTATTCCTCCCAAGACCCCTCCCAGGTGTCGTACCGGGTGATGGGCATCCCGCAGTACTTGCACTCCAGGCGGCCGATGGCGCCCCTGGAAAAGTCGAGCTGACGACTGCCGGGAACTTCCTCGTAGCGGTGCTCGTCTGGGAGACAGCGACGGACCTGGCCGCGCTTCCGGATTTCCTCCGGGGTGTCCAGGATGGGGATACCGTTGCGATCCAGGCGCTTTGGCTTCATCGGTCCACCAAGAAAAGCCACCAGGGCCTGTTTTCGGGTTTCAATGCCAGGACGGCGGCCGCCTGCTCCCAGGCTTGCTTGGCACTGCCGGCCCCGAGGTTCAGGCTGGTGCCGTACCCGTCTTGGGCGTAGATGGTCCATTGGGGTCCAGCCCAGCAGAAGGCGAAGGCATTCGGGTAGAACTCCAGAACCAGCTGCTTCGGGGTCAGCTTTTTCTTTGCCATCACCTCTCCTTTTGCCACCGGCCAGCGCCGGGATGTTGGCTCATGCGGCCTTCGCGGCCTTCGCGGCCTTCAGGGCCGCCCGCTCGGCCTTCTTCAACTCCTTGGCTACCTGCTCATCGGTCAGCACCGAGATGCGGCTCAAGGTCGTCTGGTTGACGTTGTTGCGGGTCTCGTGCTTCTTCACGGTGCCCTTCACGGTCACGGTCTTGCCGGGGTTCAGGTTGTTTCCCGCGTTGCTGCTGAACCAAACCAGGGCGTTGCCGTTGTCGTCAATGAGCCGGTGCAGGTAGCTCACACCCCACTCGCTGTTCTCGCCGACGGTGATGACCTTGGCGCAGGTGACCTTGGTTATCAGGCGGTCGCCGACCTGGCCCACGAACTGGCTGTCGGCAACCTTCTTCAGCTCCGCCTCCCGGACGACCTGACGCTCGACCTCGCGCAGGTAGTAGGGCACCAGGGAGGCCACGATGCCGGCCAGCTTGCTGCTGACCAGGGGCTGCCTGACTGCCACCGCCAGATTCCATTCGTAGTCGGTCAGTTCCATGGTTCTTACCTTTAAGCCACTTTCCTCGTAGAGTCAAGCCCAATCTTGGTGTTATGCCTAAGTACTTGATCTACGGACTCGTTGGCTCTCGGACAGGGCTCCTGCGGTACATAGGAAGGAGTTCGAGTGGAATGGCTAGGCCCCGTCAACATGGTCAAGCGCACGCCCTTAGGGCACAGACACACAAGGTCAAGTGGATCAAGAGGCTTCGTAAGGACGGCTTCAATTTTGGGATCATCGTGATCCAGGATCTCGATTCGGCGGCGCTGCTCCCCGATGCAGAAAGATTCTGGATCAAATATTTCAAGGACCTTGGATTTCCTTTGACCAATGCGTCCAATGGTGGAGAGGGAAATGAGGGGTTTACTCACTCCAAGGCAACACGGGCAAGATTGTCAGAATTTAGGAAACGGAAGTTCAGAGGCGATTCAGTCTACAAAGATCTACATCTTTTGCGCCAGGCTGAACGGTGGTCACGCCCTGAAGAAAGACTGAAGGCCTCTCTATCTCATGGAGGCGGTCCCATCTGGGATCAGGACGGGAACAGGTACGAAACTCAGCATAGGGCTGCTGAACAGCTGGGTCTCCATGTCGCGAACATCAACGCCGTCTTGTGTGGTAGAAGGAAACAGACGGGCGGTCATGTGTTCTACCGGTCCCCTCCTTAAAGCCTGGAAACAAGGTTTTCGAGTCCGAACTCCAAGGCCTTTCGTGCCGTTTCCCGGTCCTCGTCGGTGACGGGGTGGGCGGCTACCCACTTCTCCCATTCCGCACGGTACTTGCCGTCTTTCGGCGGCGGCCCCAGGTAGGACAGCACGTTGTCCGCGGTCGCCGACAGTTGGCCATCGGTGGCCCGGGACTTGCCGCGGCTCACCCAGCCCTCGGAGCGCACGAACATGGCCACCGTGGTCAAGAAGGCGGTCATCGAGTACAGGGCCGCGTCGCCGCTGCACCCGGCCGTGAAGCCTTCCTCGTCCGAGCACGCCGACCCCGCCTGGAGCAGGCACTCCAGGGCGCTGGCCACGGCCTGGGGGTCGACGCCGCCCAAGAAGTCCTGAGTGCAGTTGCGGCCGACCTGCTTCCAGGTGCCGTCCTCGTGGACAACCACGAAGGTGTCCTTGCGGGTACGGATGTGCTTGCCGCAGTGGTCGCAGTTCTCCGGGGTCGCGGTCCGGAACTGGGCCGGCATCTCGCCCTTGAAGGTGGGGACGGTGCGCAGCATGTTGATGGTCTCGCCCCTGTCATCGGTCAGGTGCTGGAGGGTGGCCACGAAGGCCCAGCCAGCCAGTCGGGGCGTGGTGCCGGTGACCTGGACGTTCTGGTAGGGGATGAAAAAGAAAGTGCCCCGGCCCGCGGCGCTGTCGATCGCCGCCTTGTCCTCAGCATTCAGGCGCCGGGGGCTGTCCTGGTAGCGGCGCTCGTAGGGCACATTCACGATGTCGCCCAGGGCGTAGCTGATGGGGGCGACACCGAGTTTACCCGAGCGGCGGACCAACTTGTCCAGCCGACGGGTAAGCTCAGGGAGGCGCTCGCAGGGAACCAGGTAGGACTTGGTGGCCGACTCAGGAACCGTGTTGGTCTCGTTCATGGTCCCGGTATAGCAGGCTCCGGAGTCGATGTCAACAGGGTTTCAGAAGGGCCTGGAGGTGGCCCCACATCTTTTCCAGTTCCCCCAGGGTCCGGAGGGCGTGGCTGAACTCCTCGTACTCCTTGGCATACATCTTCTGCATCTGCACGTTCCCGGTCCGAACGCTGTTCTCCACGTTGGCGATGCGGTCGGCCAACTTCAGGGCCACAGCTGCCGGGCCGGCAGTCTTGATTTTCCGGTAGGTGGCGGCCTTCCTAGCTTTCCGGTTCTCGCCTGGCTCGTCGGTCACCGCGGAGACCAGCTTGGCGACCTTGTCCCCAAACAGAGAGACGATGACATCCAGACCGACCCCGGTGTCCTCAACGGCGTCGTGTAGGTACCCGGCTGCCAGGGTGTCCTTGTCCAGGACGTCGAACTCCAGGAGGTCTTCACGACATCCTCCAGGTGCCGGCTGTAGGGCTCGTCTCCGTACATCTGCCCGCGGTCGCTATGGAGGGCGTGCGCGAAGCGGCGGGCGAACTCGACTCGGTCTCTGAGTTCCATCACTTCCCCTTTTCCTTGAGGATGACATCGATGTTTTCCCGGATAGTCTTCACGACCCTCCCGGGGTCGATGGCGCCCTTGATGTTACCCGGGTGCCAGTGGTGGCGCTCGATGAAGCGGCAGACCTGCTCCACGGCTTCCCGGAGGCAGGGCTGGATGTCATCTTCGTTAATCAAGTAAAGTATCCACCCCGGTCATGCTCTCGTACCGCCGGGCCTCGAACTGGGCTTCCTTGGGCATCAGATCCGGGAGCCTGGACTGCGTTTTGAGCCCGCCCCAGTCGAAATGCGACCGGGAGAACTGATTCTGGAACTGCCAGAAAATCCGTTCGGTGATCATACTCTGGATGTTCTCTATTTCCTCCATGACGGACTTCAGCTCGATGGGCGACCAACCCCCGCGATCCTCGAAAGTGAGGATGTCCAGGTACCGGAGGAGGTTGACGGTCTTCTGGTCCAGCTTTAGCTTAGGCTCTGCGGGGAGCTTCGTCTTCTTACCCATACCCTCCTATAACGTAGAATCCGAACACAATCTAGTCCCCGTGGGCAGATTTTACGGTCACCCACAGCTTCCCACACCCCATAGAGGCACCCATGAAGCGGAACGACGCAAAGTTCAGCATCGATATCGTCGGCGAGAGCACCGGCATCCCCTGGAAGGGGGTCTTCAAGGTCAAGCTGCACCGCAGCTTCCGCGAGGACCTTCGGCAGGACGAACTCCGGCGCCAGCTCCTGGGCTCGAACCCCAATGGAGCCGACCGACGGGCCGTGAACGTGGCCGATATCTTCTCCTTCCTCTGGGTCCGTCTCCTGGAGACCCCGCAGTGGTGGGAGAAGGCCGAGAACGGCCTCGGTCTCGAAGACGACAACCTGATTGCTGAGGTCTACAGCCGGGCCATGCAGGAAGTCGTGTCTGCCCAGGAAGAGACCAAGAAGGCCGGCGAGGAAGCTGAAGCCGAACTGAAGAAGACGGAGTAGTCCCGTGGACGCCTTTCGGGCGACCCAGCTCCAGGCCCTGGTGGCGGTACTGCGCCCGGATTACGAGTATCGTCTTCGGCAGGTCCACCGCTGGTACAGCCAGACCTTCTACGTCCCCCTCCCAGAAGTGTCTGACCTCCCGATAGACGAAGTCCTCCAGGCCTACTACGAGACCCACTACGAGCAGATGTCCGCCGAGGAACGGGCCGAGGAACGACGCCAGCTCCTGAAGACCCCGGAAGAGAGCTTCGACGAGCTTCTCCGCGAGGAAGCCGAGGAGGCCGAGATGTACACCCTGGGCCAGCTGATGGCCGCTGAGGAGCTGGAGCGTAGGCGCAAGGCCCAGGCCGAGAAGCAGATTGCCGTCATCCCCAGGCTCAACCAGGGGCCGCTACCGGAAGCAGACCTGCCGGCCGCCCCTCTGGTCACTGACCTGCCGCCAGACGTCTCCATTACCTTCGTGGATGACGCCGAGCTTGAAGCCGAGGCTGAGGCAGCCAACGCCCTCAGTTCCCTGTCGCCTCCGAAAGGGTAATCTTCTCCGGGATCCGGTAGGTACTCATGGCTGAATCTAAAGAGCTGAAATTTCGACTCGTAGTCGACGAAGCCAGTGTCCAGAAGGTGCGGCGCATCATCGCCGACATCGCCAGTGACCTCTCCAAGCTCAACGAGACCGCGGGCCGTTCGGGGTTCTTCGGCGGCACCGGTGGCATCCCCGGGGTCGGAGCCCGTGGTGGTGTTGCTGGCATCAGTACCGGCGGCAGCACTGACCAGAAAACTGTTTCCAGGGTTCCGGTTGGTGGTCAGCAGCTGGTCCAGAACCTCCTGGACCAGAAGAATCTCTTCAAGGGAATCGCTGACGGGAGCAAGTCCAGCCTCCAGGTGATGACCGATGCCCTCAAGAAGGCCATTGGGGAGCAGCGGTCCGAGGTCCAGAAGCTAAAGGCAGCCCTGGATAGCCTGGAGGGGAGCTACAGACGCTTCGCCGGCACTCCCACCGGGGAACGGATCCAGAGCCGAGCGGCCACGGTCAGTGGCCGCCTGGAGAAGCGACGGTCTGCCCTCCAGGAGCTGGAGGCCATGAGCCCCCGGGGCGAGCTGATGCCCGAGGTCCCCTGGCCTGAGGCAGGAGGTGGCGGGGCTCAGCCGCCCGGTTTCGGGGCCCGCATGGGCGCCTACTTCCGGGGCCAGGGTGGACCCCCGGGTCGCCCCCAGTGGGTGACGGCCGCGGGCCGAGTCGGTGGCGCCGCCCTGGCTACGGTGGGCGCCGGGGCCGCGGTGGGCAACAGCCTGGAGTCTGTGCTTATGGGCCCGCAGGCCTTCCAGGCGCAACGCAACAAGATGTTCTCTCCCATGATGTCCGGCATTGCCGGCGGTGACCTTAGTTGGACCATCGCCATGCAGCGCGCGGCCCGAAACGGTAGCCTCGATCTCCAGAGCCTCAGGTCTTTCAATGCGGCGGCCGGCGGCATCATGGGCTCTGTCGGCAACCTGGCCGGCACCTTCACGGGCGGCGCGGTCGGCAACGCGAACGCCCCCGGCGGGCCGCTGGGCGGTCTTACCCCGGAAGGCCTCGAAAACGCTAAAATGAAGAGCGCCCTCGGGGCCGTGACCACAGCCCGTGAGGCCATGACCATCCCCCAGCAGATGGCCCTCCAGCGGTTTTCCGGCGGAATGGGAGAGCGGGTCAGTGCCATGAGGATGCTGGGTACCGGGGGGCTAGGCTTGGACCCCAAGACCGGCAAATGGACCAGCCAGACCGGTGACCTGGAAGCCAAGCTCCGGGGCCAGGGCTACAGCCTCGGCGAGTACGCTTCCTCGGTGGCGCAGATGCGCAGCATGGCAGGCCCCGAGGGGGCCCGGATGGGCTACACGGCCATGGCAGCCAGTGCGCAAGGCTATGGCGGGTTCGGGCCCATGGCCGGCATGGCCCAGCGACGGGGCGCCGGCCAGGAAGGTGCCTTCGGGGCCTTGGGTGGTGGCGTCGCCAAGGGCGCCGGCATCATGCTGGGCCAGGGTGTTTTCGGTCAGGGCTTTGACCCCATGGGGACGACCTCGGGTCTGGGTACCATGGCCGCAATCCAGGGCGGCATGGGCTTTCAGGGCGGGGCCGGAGACTTCAACCAGGTCCAGCGGGCGCTAGCCGGCCTCCAGATGGGTTCCAGTGTCACGACCGGCGGCCTGGACCCTTACCAGCAGGGCCGCAACCTGGTAGCGGCTATGGGCCGCATGCCCGGCGCCAGCACGTACGCACAGGATTACCTAGCCAACGGCATGAACATGCCGCAGATGCTGGATATGGCTGCCGGTGGCAAGCTCACAGCCACCGCGGAGGCTCATGGAATCACCAGGGAGCAGGTCCGGGGCCAACTCGGTGATTCCATGTCTTCGGTCCTGGACCGGTACGTGAGCCATGGGAAAGCGGACCCCATGCAGAAGGCCATCGAGGCCTTCCGGGCCAGCGGCCAAGACATGCCTGAATACCTCCAGGGGCTCCGCAAGAAGGGGAAGACTGGCGACATCCGGGCCCTGGGTGCTGCTTATGGGGAACTGACTGGTCAAGGCGAGGAAGCCGGCCTGGGTCTCGTGGGCACGCTGTCCGGTATGGGGAGCAAACTCACCGGCGGGAAAATCGGTGGCGCCCTCTCCGGAGCCGAAAAAGACTTCGTGAAGGGGCTCGGCGAAATCCAAGAAGGCCTAGAGACTACCATCAAGAGCATGGGCGATACCATCGCGGCTGCCGGGGTGGGCCAGGCCGCTGCCTTTAAGGACATGGGCTCTATATCCGGTAACATGGACAAGTCGGCCGGGGACATGATTGAGGCCATGAACAAGCTCACGGCTGCGTTCCTAGTCAACCGGGCCCGCCTGGGTGGGGGTGACTTGACCGAGGCCGAGAATGCGCTGTTGCACCAACTCACGGCCCCAAAACCCAAGCCGACGAGTTCCACAGTGAGAATGAATGATCCCCGTCGAACGATGCCGGTGGGCGGTCGATAATGCCAAGCCGCTACCATGTCATCGACGAGCACGGCCCCAGCGGGGATGTTATTACCACGAACCCCTACTGGGTCATCACCGTCTTCCGGTTCCTGCACCCGCTGACCTACAGCCGGGCCTTGGGGGGTAGCTTCACGGGCCTCTACCAGGAAGCGGTCAGAATCCGGGGCAAGCCCCTCATTATCAGCAATATGGCCTGTACGGCCTTGACCATCAGCCAGAACAAGAACTCCCATCTGCTGACCATGGCGGCTCGCCTGCTTCCGGATCCGGCCCTGAATTGGGTCGCGGAAATCACGCCCGGTGACTGGGTGATGGCTTGGATTGTGAACAGCGAGGAAAAGGCCAGGTCGGTCATCGACCGCATTGACCGCGGCGAGCCCTGTAACGGCTTTGACGACGGCTTGAAGTTCGTCGGCCGGGCCGGCAGCCCCAGGAAGAAGACCAGCCAGGACCCGAACACGGGAATGAGGACCAGCTATTACCAGCTGAATGCCGCCGGCTTCCAGGAGTTCGACGCCAGTCTCTTCTACGAGGAACATCTCCAGGAGCGGATTCCCGCCATTGGTCAGTACTGGGCCCGCCTGGGTGGCGTCCTGAACAAGTTCGTGGCCGAACACGGACTCGGAATCAGCGTCCACAAGGTCATGCCATTTCTACTGGACCTGTTCTTGGGCCGTGGTGTCAACCGAAACCTTGGGCTCCCGGACATCGACGGCCTCAGGAACACGACCGGCCTGGAGGCCGCACACTCCTACATTCTCCCGGACATCGTGCCTCAACTACTAGGCAAGACCCAGACCAGCAAGGCTGGCGGCCTCTTCACCGCTGCCGATGTGCTGGAGATGGTCTACGGGGTCCAGCAGTACTCCGATTACGGCGATGTGTCCCCTCTGGCTCTTTCGGAGGAGACCACAGACAACCCCCTGGGCCTGCTCTTCAATCCAGACCGCACTCAGTACGCGGGGAGTCGCCGCTACACCCAGATTCCCATGATGGGAACCTTCCTGCCGACGCCACCCCAGTTCAAGGGTAAGACGGTCTGGTCCATCCTCAACCAGTACCTGAATCCGGCCGTGAACGAGATGTACACCTGCCTCCGGGTAAACCCTCGCGGTGAGGTTGTGCCTACTCTTGTAGTCAGACAGCTCCCCTTCAGTACCGAGATGGCTACCGCCACGGTGCCGCTCACCAAGCACCTGAGTCTTCCCCGCTGGGTCATTCATCCCGCACTGATGACCGGTGAAGACCTCGGCCGAGCTGACGCCCTGCGGATCAACTTCGTGCATGTCTACGGGGACATGGGCCCCGTGAAGAACAACATGTATAACGGTCAGGTGGTCCGCTGGCCTCCGCGGCGAGATGACCTGGACATTGCCCGCTCGGGCCTGAAAAACTACAGCATGACCGTGGCGTGTCATGAAAGGGATGTCCGCTTGGGCGGCCCCGAGAAGTGGATGGACGTGCTCTCGGACATCCTCATGGGCCAACACCTGACCCTGAACGGCACCCTGGAGATGATTGGCATCCAGGCCCCCATCTGTGTCGGCGACAACCTGGAGTACGAGGAGAATGTCTACCATATCGAGGCCATCAACCACAGTTGTGGCATCGACCCCATGGGGAAGAAGCAGTTCCGGACCACGGTACAAATCAGTCACGGCATGCTCGCCGCCCCACAGCCCGGACTCCTGGGCCTTTACTCGGGCATGACCGCGGACGCTCTACGCTC